CGATCGTCATGAAGCATCCCTTCATCCTCGTCTCGCGCCCACGCTCGCTCGCGGGGCTTCGGCAGCTAGGATATCAGACGTTCGCACCGTTCATTGATGAGTCATATGACCTCATCGAGGATGAAGCAGAGCGCATGGCGGCGATTCTGATTGAGGCAGCGCGTCTCTCAGGCTTCTCTGATGCTGAGTGGGCTGAATGGCAGCGAGGTGTGATCCCGATTCTTGAGCATAACTACAAAGTGATTTCTACACGAACCGACTACGTTGTCGCGAGACACTAGGAGACTAAACATGAACGTCGCAATGATTGGCTGCGGCAAGCTAGGTGCCCCATGTGCGAATGAAATGCAGCGAGCAGGACACCGCGTCGTAGGTTATGACGTGAAGGATCATGGGCTCGCCGAATTTCCCATTCTCGGCTCGATTCGCGAGGCGGTCGAGGGCGCGGAGTTGATCTTCGTCGCTGTCCCAACGCCCCATTCACCTGAGTATGGTGGCGAGACGCCCACGTCAGACTTGGTGCCGAAGGACTTCGACTACTCCATCGTGCGCTCTGTCCTCGATGAATTGGATCGGTACTGTAATCAGAATCAGCTGGTTGTGCTCATCTCGACGGTGCTCCCAGGTACGGTGCGGAGATCGTTCATGTACAACGGGATGCGCGAGAGGTCGTTCCGCTTCATCTACAATCCGTACCTGATTGCTATGGGTTCTGTGAACTGGGACATGGTGAATCCAGAAATGGTCATCATCGGCACCAAGGATGGCAAGATCACAGGTGACGCGCACATCCTCCTCGACTTCTATAAGACGGTGATGAAGAACGAGCCGCGATACGAAATCGGTACGTGGGACGAGGCCGAGTGCATCAAGATTTTCTACAACACCTTCATCTCGGCGAAGATCGGTCTTGTCAACATGATTCAGGATGTGGCCGAAGCGTCCGGGAACATCGACGTGGATGTGGTCACAGGCGCACTCGCGCGCTCGACCATGCGAATCACGGGTCCCGCCTACATGCGCGCGGGTATGGGTGACGCGGGTGCATGCCATCCACGTGACAACATTGCGCTTCGTTTCCTCGCAGAGAAGCTTGGGCTAGGCTACGACCTCTTCGGGTCGATCATGCACGCGCGAGAAGTGCAGGCCGAGAACGTTGCGAAGGAGCTTGTCAATCAGGCGAAGCTTCACAATCTCCCGATCTACATTCACGGTAAGGCCTACAAGCCAGGTGTGTCGTACACCGAGGGTTCCTATTCTCTGCTTGTCGGACACTACGTTGAGAAGATGGGGCACAAGGTCTACTACATTGATCCGCTGACTCACGTCATCAACGATTATGTGGGTGGGGTGAAGGGTGTCATTCTCATGGCGCATCATGCCCCGACGACCTACTCCCACTCGCACTTGATTGGCTCAGAGAAGCAGGCGTTCTATTGTGACATTCTCCCGGGATCGGTTATTGTCGATATCTGGCGCTACCTCAAGCACTCAGACGTGCCAAAGTGCTTCCTGATCCCCTACGGGAACACGCGCTAAGTCGTTGGAATACACGGACATAGGAATCCGGTTGACTTCGCTTGTCCCCGGTGCTATCTTCAGTAACGTGAGCAGGATCAACATCAAGGAGGGTCTATGAGCATCTATAAGATTCTGGAAGAAGTCGCAGCAACCGCGTCGAAGAATGAGAAGGAAGCGATTCTGCGAAAGTACAAGCAGAATGAGGTGCTCAAAGCCTTCTTTGTGAACGCACTGTCGCCAATGGTGCGCTTTCACGTCAAGAAAATCCCCACCTACAAGCCTGAATCGAATCGCAAGGCACAGGAACTGTCGCTGTCGCTTGCGATGGTTGCAGTGCTGCCGAAGCTCGCCCAGCGTCAAGTCACGGGACACGCGGCCATCGCGCTCCTCAAGAGTACGCTGGAGTCACTCACCGAATGGGATGCGCTAGTCCTTGAGCGCATCATCAAGAAGGATCCACGCATCGGTGCGCAGACGAACACCGTCAACAAGGTTTGGCCGAAGCTGATCCCCGAGTTTCCTTGTATGCTCGCGACGGCCAACGACGAAAAGATCCTCGCGAAGTTCAAGTTCCCTGCGCTCGCGCAGTGCAAGATGGACGGTATGCGATTCAACGCCATCGTCAAGAACGGAATCGTCGAGTATCGCTCACGCAACGGTAAGGAACTCGACATTCTCGGTGCGCTCGACAACACCTTCGGCGACATGGCGCTGGCCTTCGATGGCCAATTCGCTGGGGCAAAGGATGTTGTGTTCGACGGCGAGTTGGTCGTCGTTGACGCGAAGGGCAACATTCTCCCGCGCAAGGTCGGCAACGGTATCCTGAACAAGGCACAGAAGGGTACGCTGTCTCAGGAAGAATCGTTCCGCATTCGTGCGACGATCTGGGACGCCATCCCCTTCACTAACTGGGAAACGGGTGTGTGGGGTGTCCCATATCATGCGCGACTTCGCGTGCTACAGGCGATTGCGTTCGGCGCCGTGTCTGTTGTCGAGACCACTCGGGTCCATGATCTAACTGGGGCACAGATTGTGTTCGAGGACTATCTCGCGAAAGGTCAAGAAGGCATTATTCTCAAGGAAGAGAACATGCCATGGGAGGACACACGCTCCAAGTCGCAGATCAAGTTCAAGGCCGAGAAGGAGTGCGACCTGCTCTGCACGGGTTGGGTCGAGGGCCGCAAGGGCACCAAGAATGAAGGTCTGCTCGGCGCGCTGGCCTGCGAATCACTGCAAGGCATCATCAAGGTGAACGTCGGCGGTGGTCTCTCAGACAAGCAGCGGAGAGAACTCAAGCCTGAGGACGTCGTCGGCAAGATCATCGCGGTGCTCTACAATGAGAAGATCATGGACGAGTCAGGTAACTGGTCGCTCTTTCTCCCCCGCTTTGTCGAGATTCGTGAGGACAAGGACGAGGCGGATGCGTTCGAGGACGTCAAGTGATGCACCGCAACACAGTCATTAGCGCAGGGATCGACGCGGGAATTGCTCTAACCATCTTTCTGATGTTTCTGAGCATCTACGCGATGGTTCATTACACGCACGACTGTCGCAAGCAAGGCAAGATTCCCGTCGTGGGTGTCCTTCAACTGGAGTGTATCAACAGATGAACACCCTACAACACAACCTCGATGTGATTGCATCGGCACATGCCGAGCTTCAATCATACGCAAAGGAGGTTCTACCTCATGTGCGTGGTCTTCTGCGCTCAACCGGCTACTGCTACGTGCCGAGGGATGGCACAATGGGGCGCACGAAGGTCTCGACGGAGTGCTCTGAGGCGATCATCAATTACGAGAACAGTTTTGCGGGTTGCCCTGACTGGTACGAGATTCGATTCCCAGTAGAACTATGGGGTGGGCCGCCAGGCGCTATCGCAGAGCATCTCCGTGCAGTGACGCAAAAAGCCAACGACGAAGCAAGGGCTCAGCGAGCCCGAGAGATTGCAGAGTTGAATGCAGCGAACGAACGTCGCGACCGCGAACAATACCAAAAGCTGAAGGCAAAGTATGAAGGAAGCACTCAGGTACCTTAACCAATACGCTGACGAGGTTGAGGATGAGGGGATGGACACACTCGCGGACGCAATCCGCGAGTGTGCCGTATCGCTCAAGGATCTTGAGCCAAATCCCGATCCTCCCGAAGTCCCTAGCGTCGTTTCTAACGACCCCGCGACAATCAAGTATCAGAGTGAGCAGTGGGTCCAGAAACGCTATCTGTCCGCACGCGAGGGCGCCTGGGTACAGCGCGTAGAGCGCCTTGAGAAAGAGATAACTAGAACGCGAGGGAGCAACGCGACCACGTTCGATCCCTCGCGAGACATTACGGCGTCAGTGTCCAGAACAGTTGAACCAAATACATTCGCCATAACTCACGAAATGCGGGTGCGATTCACGTCGGATATGCTGGATATGGTGAAAAATCAGGATGATGTATTCCAATTCATCGTGCAGAAGATGGCGGATGAGTTTCAGAAATTGATGAGGGACAAGGGATTCGGGCGCTATGCGTCTCCCGCGGACCCGAACGCGAGGGGTTGGAATTATCCTGCAAAGCAAGAGCCGTGGATGGGAGATGATCGGAGCCCCTTCTAGGAATAAATAAACGCGAGGAATACAACATGCCAACGTATGAATATCAATGCGGATCTTGCGCGGCCGTCTTTGACCGTCAACGCAAGATTGCGGATATGCTGGGCCCCGAGGGTGAACCTTGCCCGGAGTGCGCAGCGGAGAACGTGAAGAAAGTCATCTTGACGCCAGCCGGTCTCGCTGACCCAATGCGATTGGGTCTCGTCAAACCTAACTCGGGTTTCAAAGAGGTCTTGCACAAGATCCATGAACTCACTCCCGGTTCTCAACTCAACAAGACCGCTTCGCACTTCTAGGGTGGCGTCAGGAGAAGTATCCCACGGCGTCGTGCAATGCACGACGCCTCCTCCTTGCCTCAAACACCAGCATCATGTCACGCACAAAGGACCGGCGGAAAGCCGCACCCGCTCCGCGCTCACATCAAGTCATCGAGGAGCGCGAACCTAAACTCAAGGTCAAGCCCCAGGACCTTGCCACAGTTGAACCCATCACAGAGAATCAAGCCCACTTCTTTAATCTCTTTCGCAGAGGTTTCCCCGCGTTCATGCTTCACGGCGTCGCGGGCACAGGCAAAACGTACATTGCCGTTTACAATGCGCTGAAGGAAGTCCTGCGTGAGGATACTCCTTACGAGCGCGTCGTGATTGTTCGGTCCGCAGTTCCTTCACGGGATATTGGTCACTTGCCCGGTGACGAGAACGAGAAGTCGGACGTGTTTACCCAACCCTACGTTGAAATGCTCGCGGACCTCCTCCCGCGATTTGGCTCTCAGGCCTTCAAGCGCCTCCAAGAGCAGAAGCTCCTCACGTTCATGATTACCTCCTACGTGCGAGGTTTGACTCTCAAGGGGTCTATTGTGATTGTGGACGAAGCACAGAACCTCAATGACATGGAACTGAACTCAATCCTAACAAGAGTCGGTGAGGATACGAAGATCATTTTCTGTGGCGACTTCCGCCAAACAGACTTACAGAAACGACATGATATGTCGGGACTATCTAAGTTCATGGGAATTATCGCGCACATGGAATCATTCCGAATGATCGAATTTGGAGTGCAGGATATTGTCCGAAGTGCTTTGGTGAAGGAATGGATCATCGCACGTATGGAATATGAAGATTTACACCAAGGATAACTATGCACCATTTCATCTACCGAACTTCTAGCCCATCAGGTCGTTTCTACATTGGTCGTCACTCGACGGTCAATATAGCTGACGGTTATCTAGGATCTGGAAAATGGATTCGTGCAATGAAGGACAAGAGTCAACTCACCAGAGAGATTCTGGAATTTGCCGAATCAACAGAAGACCTAATGGAATTGGAGCGGCAACATCTCTCTGAGAATATCGGAACCGAGGGGTGTATGAACTTCAACAACAGTCCAGTAGGTTGGGCGTCGGGTGATCTTCATCCTATGAAACGTCCTGAGATTAGGGAGAAGATGATTCGAGGTAATACAGGCCAGCGCCGCACTGCTGAATCAAAGCAGAAAATGAGCGAGGCGGCTAAGGTTAGAGTTCGTGATCCACACCCAGAATCTGTCAGGGAGAAGATTCGCTTACAGTCAAAAAGGAAGCCTCTTGTGGTCTGTCAATACTGCCAGAAAGAAATGGCTCACTGCACATTTGTAAGGTGGCACGGAGACAACTGTAGAAACCGTTAGAGGAGGTGATCGAATCTGTGAACGGCGTCTCTGAAATGGGACGCCGCCTTCACCTTCGGACAACCGAGCAGTAGCGAAAAGAGGACGAAGGACTTACATTTCATCTATGAATAATCTCTGTGAGTGCGGGCACGACCACACGAATCAATACGGTGTGTATCCCGATCAGGTTTGCCCGCAGTATCCGACTGAGTGCCGTTGTGCAAAGTTCACGAAACCGAAAGAGCCCGAGCAGCCCAAGCGAAACTATCGGCTGATCTGTCGTTCATGCGGCGTCGAGGAATCAACATTTCAGGGATTTCATCAGGCGGAGTGTATGTCCTCGTGGGTGATTCATCCTGACGACCTAGACAAGGTAACAACATGATCCAATACGGCATCAAAGAAATCAAAACCGACATTCGTCGCGTCGAACTTCAGATGCAAGAGCCGAATACGATCTTCGTATTCGGCTCTAACGAGCTAGGCATTCATGGTGCGGGCGCTGCGCGAGTTGCGCGCGAGCAGTATGGTGCTGTGTTCGGTCGCGGTGTCGGTCTCTATGGTCGAAGCTATGCGCTCCCAACCGTCTCTACGCCAGGTGTGCAATTGGCAAAGGGTGACGTTAAGGTGTACGTCGATGAACTATTGGTGTTCGCCAAGAATCATCCCGAACTGTCCTTCATCGTGACGCGCGTTGGTTGCGGTCTCGCGGGCTTCACTGACGATGACATTGCTCCGATGTTCGCGAATGCGCCAGAGAACTGCTATCTCCCCGAAGGTTGGCGGACATGCGATTGCATGGATTGTGTCATCAATGGCGAGCAGACCCACTAGTGTTCATTCACATCCCGCCGCCTGAAATTGCCCAGATCGAAGCGGAGACGCAAGCGTCTGGTGTTCGTTTCTACAAGACCCCCGACGGGCGCAAGTATCCGTCAGTCACAACGGTGCTCGGATATCAGTCCAAGGCTGGGCTCGACCAGTGGCGCGAGCGAGTGGGGTATGACGAAGCACTGAAGATCGGACGACAGGCGGCAGTGCGCGGCACGAAGGTCCATTCGATGATCGAAATGCATCTGAACAACGAGTTGGTTCGCATCCCGAGGTCGTCGTTGCTTGACAACATCATGTTCAAGCAAATGGTGCCGATCCTATCAAGGATCAACAACATCAGGATGCAGGAAGCAGGTCTCTATTCACATTACCTGCGACTTGCGGGGCGCGTCGATTGCGTGGCGGAGTTCGACGGAGTGCTGTCCATCATTGACTTCAAGACCTCGAACTCCATCAAGAAGCCCGAATGGATTGAGAATTACTTCATGCAATGCGCGGCGTACGCAATCATGTGGGAGGAGTTGACAGGTCAGCCGATCAATCGGTCAGTCGTCATCATCACCGTTGAGAACGAAGCGCCGCAGATTTTCATTGAGAAGCGTAACCCATGGGTGAAAGGACTACTGAAAGCCCGTGACTTCTTCGAGGAGCACTATGACGCCGCAGCCTGAAATCGGAACACTGCACGGTCTCTGCAATCGGACAGCGTGCCGAGCACCGGATGCAACGTGGTTCAACAAGTCCACACGGAAGCACTATTGCGAGGAATGTGCGCATGTTCTGAACCTCGCCAACTTTGATGAAGCGAGGGAACTCTATGGGAACTTCCTCTGTGAAAACGCAGCCCCGAGTGTCGCAGACGTGGACAGCGCGGCTCCGGAGGGCACACAGGGTGTGGCAGAACACGACAGCACTCCACGCCGAAAAGTTCGATCCAGACGTAGAAAGGCGAGTGAGGGCTGAGTGGTTCGCCCTCATTGACGCCCATGAGCATCACCTTCGTAGAGAGAAGCAGTGGTCAGAGAAGTCCTAACAACAACCTGAGGAACAGACAACATGATTTCAAGAACACCCGCAACCGATCACACGGATGGGCTAGGCAACACCATCAAGCAGGGTGATTACGTCATCTACGGTGGTGCGAAGGGCGGCACGCGCGTTGGCGTCGTCAAGCAGATTTGGGACGAGGTACACAAGGGGTGGGGTTGGGCGGGGTCACAGGGACAGACGCACAAGACGCGCACCATCTCAGTGCGCGGTCTCGATGTTGAGACAACGTCCTATGATCCGGTCACGATCAAGGTGCTGAACGCAAAGCGCGTGACGAAGGTCTCGGGTGATCTGATTCCAGAAGCACTCAAGACCAAGCTGAACAAGGTCAACAACCGCAGCAACCTCACTGAGGTCTTTGAGTACACGAATCAGGGTGGCACCAAGTTCGTCCCGGGCGACACCATCGTGTTCTCACGCGGGAAGCGTGGCCGCATCGTCGTCGCGAAGATCACCCACATCTACGTGGCGCCGAAGCGTTGGTCAACCGACAATGACAACATCCGCTTCAAGGTGCAGTACTACGCAGGCACGACGACACTCAAGAAGGTCTCGCGTGTACTCCCGTATCCAAAGTCGGGACTCACCGACACCCAGCGAGTCCACTTGGGTCTCTAACGTAGGACCAACGGGAGTCTCTGTATAGATAAGAGACTCCCGTTGCAGTCGCATTTTGCAACAGAACCAAACCCTTTACCGGAGTAATGAATGTTCCGTAGATTTCTCAGTCTGGCAATGATCTTGCTCATGGCGGCAGTCCCGCTGAATGCGCAGACAACAACCACATTGCGCACTGCCTTTAACATTAGCTGCACGCATCTAACCTGTACGGTCGATGCGTCTACCAGCTCTGTCCCGACGAATATTTCGGGATACATTTGGACATGGGGTGACGGACGAACCGATACCGTTCGCACCGCAGTAACGACCCACAACTACACCGCGCCTGGACGGTATAGCCCGCAGTTGAAGTTGTTGCGAGTCTACGCATCCACCGCAGCAGCAAAGACGGTTGCCGTTTCAAATCCAGTCATTGCAACGGTCACGCTGTCACCTACGTCGATTGCGGCGCTGAACGTTGGTGCAACATCATCGCTCACTGCAACGGCGAAGGAATCAAACGGTGCAACTGTGTTCACGCCGTTTACGTGGACTTCAAGCAATACGTCCAAAGTCACTGTGAACAGCACAGGAACCGTGACGGGTATCTCTCCCGGTACGGTATCTATCGTCGCAACCGCACCAGGCGGTCGTTCGGGATCTGCTTCGGTCACTGTCCCATCAGCAGCCCCAGTGATTGCAACTATCTCAATCGCGCCTACGTCGGTTTCGTCTCTTGCGATTGGTGCGACAACCACACTTGTCGCGACGGCTAGAACGGCAAGCAGCATTGTCGTCACGACAGCATTCGTTTGGGCAACAAACAACTCGTCAGTCGCGACGGTCAATAGCTCGGGTGTCGTGACGGCGGTCGCTGCAGGTACAACCTCAATCACTGCGACAGCGGGTGGCATCACGACCAGCGTATCGGTCACTGTCCCAGCAGCAGCCCCAGTGATTGCAACGGTTACCCTTGCGCCCACGTCGATCGGATCTCTGGCAGTAGGGTCAACGTCAACGCTTGTCGCGACGGCGAAGGATTCAGCAGGCACGACAATCTCGACTTCATTCACGTGGACGACAAACAACTCGTCGGTCGCGACCGTTAACAGTTCGGGTGTCGTGACGGCAGTTGCAGCAGGAACGACAACCATCAATGCAGCAGCAGGTGGTATCACCGGCTCCGCATCAGTGACCGTGATTGTCCCTGTCCAGGTGATTGCGACTATCACAATCGCACCGACGTCTGTTTCGTCGCTCGTAATCGGTTCAACGTCAACGCTTGTCGCGACGGCGAAGGATTCGGCAGGATCAACAATCTCACCGACGACGTTCACATGGGCAACAAACAACTCGTCCATTGCAACGGTCAATAGCTCGGGTGTCGTAACAGCAGTTGCAGCAGGAACGGCAACCATCAGTGCGACGGCGGGTGGTGTGACTCAGGGTGCGTTGGTAACGGTTGTTGCCCCAACAGTCGCATCTATTACGCTGGCTCCAACATCGGTTTCGTCGCTCACGGCAGGCTCTGCAACGACGATTGTCGCGACAGCGAAGGATGCATCCAATGTCACAATCTCGGGCGTCACGTTCACATGGTCAACGAGTAACGCTTCTGTTGCGACTGTGACGGGTGGTGTGGTGACGGGTGTTGCTGCAGGTACCGTCAACATCACGGCTACGTCAGGCGCAGTATCAACGTCGGCGTCAGTGACGGTTGTTGCTCCATCGGGCACCGAAGTGATTGCGACACTCCCGCAGGTCTTCCTCAACACGACGATGCCGACAGCGCCTGCGAGCGGTGGTACGATCATCTCAGTTGCGGCGGGTGGTAACTTCCAGTCTGCACTGAACTCGGCGCAGCCAGGTGACGTTATCGAACTTGCAGCGGGTGCAACGTACACAGGTAACTTCGTTCTACCCAACAAGATTGGTACGAATTGGATCGTCATTCGTCCGTCAAATTGGACTTCGCTCCCAGCACCGGGTTCGCGCATGACCCCGACTATCGCTGCGGCGCTGTCACTGCCGATCATCCAGTCAACAAACTCATCACCGGTTCTTCAGCCAGCAGCATCGGCACACAACTATCGGTTCGTGGGTATCGAGGCGATGACTTCGTTCAACGGCAACTTCGGTCTCATCTCGACGGATGCCTTTAGCGGACAGACGACACTCTCGCAGGTGCCCTCTGACCTCGTGTTCGACCGAATGTATGTGCACGGTATTGCGACGAATAACCTTCGTCGTTGCTTCGGTCTCCATTCGATCAACACTGCGGTGATTGATTCGGACGTCCGCAATTGCCACGAACTGGGTTCAGACTCGCAGGCCATCGCGGGTTGGAATGGCCCGGGTCCGTTCAAGATCGTGAACAACTACCTCGAAGGTGCAGGTGAGAACATCATGTTCGGTGGTGCTGATCCGTCAATCGCGAATCTGACCCCGTCGGATATTGAGATTCGCGGCAATCACATCAACAAGCCCCGCACACCGAACACGTCCTTCACTGTGAAGAATCTGACTGAGTTCAAGCACGCGCAACGGGTTCTCGTTGAAGGCAACATCTTCGAAGGTTCGTGGAATGCAGCGCAGACGGGCTCGGCCATCATCATGAAGACCGTCAATCAGAGCAACACCTGCTCATGGTGCGTCACGCAGGACATTACTGTGCGGTACAACATTATTCGGAATGTCGGCTCCATCTTCTCATTCGCCGCGTCTCCTGATAACAACTACACGGACATTCATGCACGACGGATCACGATTACGGACAATCTCGCGTACAACATCAACATCGGTGTGTACACGGGTGACAGTCGTGGATTCATGCTCGGCGGCGACTTGACCGACATGACGTTCACGCACAACACGTTCTACGCACCAGGTCACTCATTCATGTATCTTGTCGGCCCAGCCGAGACACGCATGACGATTCGGGACAACGCATCGACGGGTGGTACATACGGTATGATCGGCGACCAGGTAGGCTTTGGTCAGACGATGTTGACCGTGCTCGCACCTGGTGCTAATGTCAAGGGTAACATCGTAGCCGCAGTGGGTTCAGGTACAAGCGGTTACCCCACGGGTAACTTCTACCCCTCGACCGCAGCGGGAATCGGATTCGTGAATGCAGTAGGACTCGACTTCCGCCTTGCAGTAGGCAGCGCGTACAAGGGATTGGCAACGGACGGACGCGATCCGGGTGCTGACATTGACGCGGTACTCGCAGCAACGGCAGCGGTGATTGTTCCCTAATCACTGAGAAACGGACGCCCCGCAATGGTCAACTCTGACATTGCGGGGCTTTCCCGCAGGTGTTACTTTACATCATGACAACAAACAACACACTCCCGCTCGTTCCGCTAGATCGGGGCGACTGGAAGTACACAGTAGCAGGGGACACGCTGCGCATCGGACGAATCACGGCAACTCGCGCGGAATGGATTGAGGCGATCAATCGTCTGTATCCGAAAATCCACTGCGACTACTTCGGGATCAGTTCTCTTTGCAAGGGTGATGCACCTACGCAAAACGTTCGTGGGTACGACATTTGCGACGTGTGTAGGACAGCGATGCGAGCAGCAGAAGCCGCGTGGGATTCAGCCAACTAAAGACAGGAGACGTGAATGGGAATGCGTGACGAGAAACGGCCTCTACCGAATGTGGAGTTCGTTGCACACCGTTGGTCCGAGCAGTACGAGAGTGGCGTGACCTACGCCCTTGAAGTCGGCGGTGTGTCAATCTCCCTTGATGAGAAAGTGGCCGAGAAGATCATGCTTGCCATGGGCTTCGGGGATTTGGTCTGGGAGGTTGATTGGTCAAAAGTCGGTCATACGTTCGATCATACCAAAGCCATTCAGCCCCGGATCCGCAGTTTCAGTAGGTCGCTGACACCTGTCTTCCCGACGCGGGTTGAAGCAGAAGCGGCAGTCGCAAAGGAGATCCAGTCGCGGATCGCCGCCCTACAGAAGCTGGGCTCATAATGGCACTCAAGGGCACGAAGGATCCACGCACTGAGGTTGACTCATTCGTTGATCGAATGGGGAACGTTATCAAGCCAGGTGACACCATCGTCTACGCGAACGCAATCGGTCGCGCATCTAAGACTGCTGTCGGCATGGTGCTCAAGATTTACGAGGCCGAAGGACGTTGGAAGAGCGAGGTGACGAACGTCACCATGCGGGTCGTTTCTATCCAAGGTGATATGTACGACCGAGCCGAAGCGAAGGAAGTAACGCTGACGGAAACGGATCGTGTGCTTCGTTATTCCGAGTCGTTGCTAACCGAGGACCTGCTCAAAATGCTCGTCAGGGGCGAACTGAAGGGTCCGTGCAAGACATGTGGTCATCCGAAGGGGAAGCATTGGTCAACTGGAACGTGCTGGGTAGGCGATGCACCCTGCGTGCACGGTTGCAAGAAGTACGAGGGATCATAAATAGAACTGACAGGGTTGCGTGTAGTTGTTGGAAATGATGGTCATGCTTGTCCGAACCACATTTAGGACCGGGGTTCAATTCCCCGCGCCTCCACTAGAAACACCGAAGCAAACAGTACCTTCGGGGGCGATCGGTTTCGACTGAGTGTAAAGTAAAGAATAAGACGCCATTCGGTAGCTGACTGCCGTAAAAGCAGAAAATCTAAATGCAATGGACACTTCTGCATTTGCCATCGCTGCGTAAGCATGGCGGGGCTTGAACAAGCCTAGCAACAGAAACAGTTCCAATACTCAGGCTTCGGTCTGGGTATTGCCATATACATATCGGTATGATCGTCATTCCCAAGCTTCCCGTCCACGTCCTCACGTCGGGCGGGGCTGACTCAACGCTCTTGGTCTATCTCCTTGCACGAGAGAACCCAGACGTTCAGGTCCATGTCATCTCCACATGGGCAAACACCGCGCATCATGCGAAGGTAACTGTCGATGCGATCAACACCCTTCTCGGGACGACGCTCACCGTTCGATCATGGGGCAAGTCACAGCCGATGCTGATTCGGCGCGCCGTCGAACTCGTCCAATCCGTTTCATATGGGGTTGTTTATACGGGATGCACGCTCAATCCGCCCGTCGATTTGGACGCGGGATTCGTCCCGATGCGAGGCGACCCCGCGAACGCTCTACACTTTCGGCCCTTCATGACCCTCGACAAGGCCGCGATCATAGCGGAATACCAGCGCCTGGGGCTCCTTCCCCTGCTCTCTCTGACACGATCTTGTGGATCAAAGACCCCGGGACGCTGCGGGACCTGCTTCTTCTGTAGGGAGCGCGCATGGAGCACACAAGTTGTAGGGATTCCGGATCCCGATCTAGCATAAATATCAGCAAACCCCTTTTAGGACTCTCAATGACAACGTTCCATATTCTCTACTCGCCGACTGCGGACATTCTGAAGTTGTCCAAGGCGTTTCGTGCGATTGGCAAAATCAAGCAGACCCTGAGCAACGCGCGGTTTGTGGTGCTTGAGACGACCAAGCCAGTGGCTGACATTCTCGCGATTCCCGGCGTCGTGCTTGCTGAGGAAGAGGTCACGCTTGAGGTCACACCGCAAGTCTCGACATGGCACCTTCAGCGCCTCGTCACTGAGTCGCTCCCACTGAAGCAGACCTACAAGCCCAAGAATCACGGCGAGGGTTCGACCGTCTATCTTGTTGACTCGGGTGTTGATGTTGGGCACCCCGAGTTCGCGCGCGGTACGGTCATCCCACTGTACCCGTCATCGCTTGACATTACTGACCCCTCGGGTCACGGCACTGCGATGGCATCACTGATCGGTGGCTGGGGACTCGGCGTCGCGCCGTCCGCAACAATCCGAGTCGTCAAGATTCCAATGGGGACAACGATTTCGGTTGCAGTACTCCTCGAGGCGCTTGACGCAATTCTGGGCGATCATGCCAAGACACCTGGGGTCAAGGTCGTCAACTGCTCATGGACTGTCCCGAAGAGCCTCATTCTTGACGCGAAGATTGCCGAGTTGGAATCGGCAGGGCTTGTTGTCGTTGCCGCAGCGGGTAACACGGGCGTCAGTGCCGACACACTCTCACCAGTCGGTCTTGACTCGGTGCTCGGTGTTGCCGCTTCGGACGCGTTTGATCGTGTCATCCCATGGAGCACTGGACAGTCATCGAACTGGGGTCCTGAAGTGGACGTCACCGCGCCTGGCGTGGGTGTGACCGTTGCTGATATGGCGACAGAGAACTTCATCGAAACGGCAGGAACATCGGCGGCGGCGGCAATCGCGTCGGGCGTTGTCGCACAGTTCATCACCGATAACCCCAGCTTGACTGCGGACAAGATTCAGGAATTGGTCATCCAGTCGGGTAATGTTGATCTTCTGTTCCGTGATGAAACCATCTACGGCACAACGCCCAATGTTCTGCTCTCGTCACCTGTCGCAGACGGACTCGTCTGGGGTCGGCCGATCGGTGATACACTAGCGACCCTTCAGCGGGGAGCCGCAGTGACAATCGGTATCACCCCGAAGGCGCCGATTGTGTCATGGTCTTACGGTGACGTGTACACGACTGATGCCGTTGCACCGAAGCGGCTCAATCGGGTATGGGAGTGGATCACGCCGTATGCCCATGACACGTGGCTTGAACTCACTATCGCCCCACCCACCGATCTCCCAACAGGCTACTACACGCTGTGGGTGCAGGGAAAGGATGCGTACAACGCACCATATCTTGGGCGCTTCCGAATTGGCGTATTCACAGAAACGTCGGCTGAGTTGGCAACGGTTACGGTTGAACACTACATCGACCAGACCGATACCCTCGTCGTTACGCCTGCTCTGTGTGTCTCGGACGACCAGTGCCCGAAGGGACAGTTCTGCTGCGAGGATGCACGCTGTCACACGGACTGCTCGGGTATCTAAGGTTAGCCGAAAAGGATTGACCGCGGGGCGAGAAGGTAGTAAATTACAGAGCATACAACAAGAGAGGTCGCAATGATCGGCTTCACGTCGATGTTCGCCTCAAGCATGTTGGTTCTGTCTTTGGCACTACCCCGCGGTGCTGCACCGATTGATTCTGCTACGCAACGAGAATTGACATGCTTGACCGAAGTGGTGTATTTTGAAGCGGCTGAGGAATCGGCTGCAGGTAAACTCGCAGTTGCAACAGTCGTCATGAATCGAACGGAATCGAAACACTTTCCGAAAACGATTTGCGGTGTCGTGTATCAGCGAGGTAAGAAAGGGTGCCAGTTCTCATGGGTATGTGGGCATCGGATTCGGCGCGATCCTGTTCTCTTTGCGAAAGCAGAGGACGTCGCCCGCTCCGCGCTCATTGATTCGGTGAGACTGGCACCCATCAAGAAGGCTGTGTACTTTCACAATGTGGACGTTTGGCCGCGTTGGATGCAAGTCGAGTTGGTTCGGGTTGCAAAGATCGGTCGGCATATTTTCTACGCTTTCCCTCAGAGAAGCAACCATGATGCACCTAGCAACACCGATCAAACAACTCGGCGATCTTCAGCCTGAAGATGTTACCGATGAGCTTTTGATCACCAAGCAATTCCGCAGTGCCATCGAGTTCTCACAGCACATTGAGCGCACGGCCATTACCCGAAAGATCGGATGCATGGAAGCACTCATGGAGTTCTGCGAGGAACGCGACATTGAGCCCGCGACAATCGCCGGCATGATTACGCCCGCGCTCAAGGACAAGATTCGGGTTGAGGCCGAGAATCTTCACCTGCTCAAGCGCACATCCGAGACCCTTGAATTTGAATGAAGCCATTTGAGGCGTACAAGATATACCTCGCAATGCGCCTACACTTCACGTCGCCCAAGTACGATATTGTGAAGTCGAAGGGTGCGGTACGCGCGAGTGAATACACCTTCATGCAGAAGAAGGAACGATTCACGTTCGCGAAAGTTGCAAGCCGGTACACCAAGCCCCAATTCGTGTCACTCCTCGCTGCGAACTTTGCAGCGGGTGATCGGTATGGCGGTATGTATCAACTGGGTCAAGCTGATTCCGTCTACAAGGAATGGATGAAGCGTACCGAGTCGCTCACGTATAGGTACAAGCAAGAGTTGGAACTTCTCTCCTCTGAGTATGGGAATCCGAAACTCATTGCACCTGAGTGTTTCTGGAGATTGGTCAGAGAGGATGAAAGTCATCCACCTCTGATCCATTGCTATCTGGCGAAACAGGTATCGCTAGAAACGTTGGTGATCTTTAACAAGCTGTTTCAGTTCACCGACAAAACTGAAGTGACCGATCCTGTGATTGAAGAGGTCATTTCTCTCGTTAGGAAGTATTCACCTTTTGTCAGAGTGCCAAGGGAGCATTTTCTGACCATCACAACAACTCAACTAGGACTATGAGCAAGTTTCGACGGGACGAACCGCGGCTACGCAATTCTTCCAAAGGTACAAAAGACCGCGCGTCTAAGCATCGTGGTAGTATAAATAAGATGCTGGAGGATGAGTTGTCCGAGAACAAGGACTACCTATTCTTCGACGTTGATAATGATGATTACGAGGGTCCTCATTACGAGGAACTCTAATCGGGTGAAATACTTCGCAGTCCATACTCTCATACACCGTTATACAGGAGCACTACAATGGCTTACAGTTCCCTCGCAGAAATGCGTTCCGCCCGCGGCAACTTCGACAACCTGATGAAGGAAGTTGAAAAGCTGACAACTGGCGGCGACCGCAAGGATGACAATCGTTTCTGGACACCGACTGTTGACAAGGCGCAGAACGGTTCCGCGATCATCCGCTTTCTCCCCCCAGTTCAAGGCGAAGATGTTCCGTGGGTTCGCACGTGGAATCACGGCTTCCAGGGCCCGACTGGCAAGTGGTATATCGAAAACTCTCTCACGACGCTAGGCCAGACTGACCCCGTTTCGGAACTCAATTCCGAACTCTGGAACTCTGGCATCGAATCCAACAAGGATATCGCACGCAAGCAGAAGCGTCGGCTCACGTACATCGCCAACATTCTCGTTATCAAGGATCCCGCAGTTCCTGCGAACGAGGGGAAGGTGTTCTTGTACAAGTTCGGCAAGAAGATTTTCGACAAGATCAAGGATCTCATGCAGCCTCAGTTTGAGGGTGAGGATCCGATCAACCCGTTCGACTTCGACACGGGCGCGAACTTCAAGCTCCTGATTCAGCAGGTTGAAGGCTATCGGAACTACGACAAGTCGAAGTTTGACAACTCGACCCCGATCGCCAAGACGGATGAGGCTATCGAAGCAATCTGGAAGCAGGAACATTCGCTCCAGGAGTTCTTGGCCCCGTCGAACTTCAAGAGCTACGAGGATCTGAAGAAGCGGCTTGACTTCGTCCTCAAGGGACCGGCAGGTGCACGGACGGCTGAAGCGGCGGCGAAGATTGCTGACGATGCAGTTGCCCCAGCGCCATCAGTAGGTCGCACTGCGGCTCCTTCAATGCCCAAGTCATCGGGTGCTGATGAGCAGGCAGACGACATTTCGTACTTCGCAGGTCTCGCGAACGACTAATAGCGTCTCGGTTCGCTAACCAAAGACAAATCGAGTGGTGACGGGTATCTCACCGATACCGGCGTAAGAAAGGCGCATCGAAAGATGCGCTTTCCTTATGCCCGTAAAGGATTCTTTACGTTATCCCACTTAACGTAAAGCATGTTTTACACTATAGGCTTCTGACTGCTCGCTTGTCGAGATACCGCAGGAACGAATTGTCCGTCGGACGCGTTGGGAGCATCGTCTGTGTTTCAACAACCCGCTGCGTAATAGGCGTCGGGATTGGAATGATCTGCGGCGCCTGCGGGTGTTCACCATGTCCCTTCAGCGTCTCAAGCATATCACCCATGGTATCCATCGCAATGCCCGAGTTATTTGGCGTCCCCGAGAACTTCCCTGCGTGAGCATGGGCGACACCCCGCGCCTTGAGATACGCGAGATGTGCCTTACCGAGTTTCGAATCCTCTTCGATGGCGTCGTCGTGCTCCTCAAATGTCTTGTCAATGTCATACTTGGCAAGAGCACCTGCCGCAACAAGTAGCGCAATTGGGCCGAGCGTGGCGATTGCGCTACTTCCACCGCCTGCGACCCCCGCCGCTTCAGCGCCCCCTGCGGCAGCTGCCCCTGCACCGCCCGCTGCCGTCGAGCCAACCTTGGCAGTCGCCTTTACAACTTCGGACGGAACCTTACCGCGCGAGAAGAACTTCTTGGCCATCGACAGAATCGCAGCCCCGCCGAAACCTTCTGCGATGGGGGCGACAGACTTGATCGGAGTCGCCTTCTTGTCGTCATCATCGGCTTCCATATTCTTCGCATCACTCGTTGCCTTCGTGCCTGCAAGAATGCTTGAGTGCGCAGCCTTTGAATCATTCTCCGTATCAGGATCCTTATTCGGCATTGGCACGCCCTTGTTCTCAATGGCATGCTTCACTGCTTCAATCAGTGCCGAGTCACCCTTGGCGAGATTGGTAAACATTGCGGGGCGGCCCTTCGCTGCATCAGAGGTCTTCTTCTGATAATCTTCGCGCTCGGCGTTCTTCTTGGACCCGGGCTTGAACTTGATGCGTCCCTCGACAACCATACGAATGAGGGTAATCTCGCGGCGGATGAGATTCAGAACACCCAACTGAGTTCCTGTGCCGTTCGGCTTCCGTCCAGGACCGTATCCCAGATCATCGCCACCGCCGAGACCCCCGAGCCGTGTTGGCCCGCCAATTGAGCCCAGTGTTGTCTGGGCGGCCATGTGACGATTCACAGCCGAGTTCAGGCCTTCCTTGTGCTTCCCCGAATTGACACCGAAGTCGGCGAGGATGGACTTGAGGAGTCCTGTTGTGCCTGATGCAACCAATGTTCCTGCCGACGCACCCGTCTGACGATTCGACTCAAACTCATCGCCTAGAAATGACCGCATGAAGTTAGAGCCTGTCCCACCACTCTTGCCTACACCCTTGTGCAGTGCCTTGAGTTTGTCAATCGCATCCTTGTTCTTCCCGCCGCCCTGTAGCTGAAGCGATGCGATCATGGCTGCGATCTTATCGGTCAGTGCCTTCTGTGTTTCCTCGAGGAGGTCGTTGGACCGCACCGACGACTTCATCACGGCGATGAGTTCGTTGAAGTGCTTCTCCTGCTCCTCCGTCATCGAGTCGAGCGATGCGGCGACATTGGAGATCGGCTGAACCATTCCTCGCACGAAGGAGATGTTAGCCGAGTTGCGCTCAAAGTCAGCCGTCGAATTACCGGCTGACATGATCGACTTCCCCGCTAGTGCGATCTGCCGACTGTGTGATCTGGGCTTAGCCATTTCCTATTATACCGGTTGCTGGTTCTGTTTGAGTTTCTTGTCAATGTCCTGAATGATGAACGCAACGTAAATGTCTCTCTCCCATGGGAGCATGTTCTCAATCTCGGTCAGCGAGTATTGATGCTTGCTCTTCAGGATGTGTGCCGTCTTGAAATAGTTGGCAAGGGTCTCATGTGAGAGAGCTAGTCGAAAAAACCCGCGAGCCCCTTCATGACAACCTCATTCGGCTGCTGGCACTTCTCGCAGGTGTACGCAATGGTGTGCACCATCTTGGGCATCGTATCAAAGAACGCACGCACCTTCTTGAATTGGTCGGCCGTGAGCCCATCGAGAAATTCCTTCACCTCTTCGACATTGGAGCCATCACAGACGAAGATATCGTCCTCAGTAAAAATGGACTCGACACACGCCGCCAGCACACCGTAGATGGCTTCAACGTCATCCGCCTTTTCAAGGAGTGCCAGATGTTCGAGGCGCGGATACCGCATCTTCACACCCGTCTTTCCCTCAAGCAGAATCACGGCCGAATGTCCTTCCGTTCTCTCAACTTCAAGCTCTGCGACGTTCAGCGATGCCGGTAGTCGAGCGGAGCAACTGCCACAAACGAGTTCAAATTCTGCAACTTCACCGACACTTTTCGCACGAATCTGAAGAAAAACGTACTGAATATCGAACAGAGGATTCGTTTTTGTGGACACTGCCCCGTAGGTGCAGGAGTTGATAACTGTCTCTACTGCATCCACGACATCCTTCTCAGAACCCTCCGCCGCCATAAGCAGGATCTTTTCCTCGCGCATGACAAAGGGACGATACGTGATCGACACGCCGTTGGACGGGAGCGTCAGCGTGTACTTCGGAACCATCATTGTTGGTAGTGCCATGCTCACCTCAGGTTGTTATCGTGTACGACTTAGAATTTTGTTCACTGCGCCGACGATCGGTCCGCCGATCTTTTGTGTCGCTGTCCGGATACCGATATCACGCATACCGTTAATGGCCTGACGTTCCAGATTGCCGAGGAACGAATTGTCAGCCTGATCGACCAACGAGTCACCCGCCTGCATGATTGAATCTTCAGTGTGCTTCACCGCGACCCACTTGTTGAATGCCATCTTGACTTGGAGCTTCATAGCCTGATGGGATCCGAACGACAACGGAATCGCTTCCACACTTCTCGGGAAGCATTCCATCAACTTGATCTTAAACACAGGTGAGTTCGACTTATCAAGGATCGTCATCTCAACGTCCGCCGTGTAGTCGTTGTAGAATGCAATCTCGCGCGTCACCGGTGACACGATACCGTCCATCCAATTCTCAAAGAATCGCTTGGCGCGCAGGGTCCGCTGTAGATAGAACCCGAAGGTGATCGTGTCTGAGTGATAGTCAATGCCCGATGCACGATGCGACTCAAGCCCGTTAATCTTCACCGTCCGAGTCCGAAGCGAGTGCTGTGGGAGTGACGCTTCCTCACAGAGGAGGGACAGCGCCACCATCGCATTCGTGTCAGCAGGTAGGTCAATCTGCGGCTTTGAGAACTGCACCATGAACCGATCCGTCGTCTGGATCCCCTCAGCCTTCAGGAGGGAGATGAATCGCTGGAGGCTTGCGGGATCGGCGTCATTGTCGCGAACCAATTTGGCGACACGGTCGATCCCCGCCCACTGCGAGAGTTGGTCACCGTACGGGACCTTACTAATCACATCGTCAGCAAGACCCTTGATCTTACCCGCGACCGTATCCTGTACTCTGTTCCGCGTGTTGTTGAGTAGCTGGTTTGCTAGCTCCTTCAGACTATTCGGCACCGATGACTCCTAGGCTGTCCTTGTAGACTACATCCTTCGAGGCTCCCACGAATCCTTCAATTGGTAGCAACGTCGCCGTGTTCCAATCTGCAGGATGAATCTGCAGGAACCGTGACCGAATGTGACCAGTGAGATAATGCTTCACGCAAGCGAACGATTCGGCATACTGCGACAAGACACCCCACGTCAAGCGGAGCCGACTCGTCTCCGAGAGGGTCTTTGACCCAGCGTAACCCATCAGTTCTTGGATGAACTGATTCCGCAGCATCGGTGGGATGTAGTGCAGGTTGATCCCACGGAAACCGCCGCGCGCAGGGGCGAACGGGAAGACCAACGGGAACGTGTCATAGAACGGCAGCGTCTCCTTCGTCTTGGGATCGTAGGCGTACAGATACATCTTCCCCATTTCGGGGCGTGGGACGAACTTGCCGATCCCAGCCGACATAGCACCTGCAGCCGAAATGTGCGAGAGGCCGAGTTGCTTGATCTGCCCTTGATACCATTGCAAGGACCGCTGTCTGGTACCAGCGACTTCACGAATGGACTCTAGGGGATTCTTCGGCATTCGGCTAACCTGGGGCTTGCGTTAGGGCTTGCGGAGAGCTAACTTGCAGTGTGGTCGTTCAGTGAAGTATTTAGTGAGTCACTGAATAACTGACAATCACTAAAGAGTACCCAAGTCGCGTTCAGTAATGATGATGAACGAAATCCCCCGATCCGCAGCGTAACTCCTCGCTGCCTTCCACTTCGCTTGATTGACCGCGTACTGGATGACCTCTGTCAGAAACCGCTTTGTCTTGCGTTTCGGCACAACAGGTTCCTGCGTGAACACAAATGGCTTGACTTCGACCAGGAACCGTTTAATCTCCCCCGACTTGGTCCTGACTTGGATCATGAAGTCCACGAAGTAGCGGTGAGCGCGCCCGTCCTTCGGGTGAATGTACGGGATTACCACTTCCTCTGAGTTCCAGGCGAGGACGTGTTCCGATAGATCGGCCCACTTCATAAAACGAATTTCGTAGCTCGACCGATAGATGATATTGGTCGGGTCTCCTTTGTACTTCTCCGGGTGCTTTGGTGTGAAGCGACCCGAGAACACGTTCTTGGAATATGGCATAAATATCTCGCAAGCCTCCTAGCCCATACGATATTTATTGGAGCCCCATGCCCGGACCACTACCACAGCCAGAAATTCCGCAGGACTTCAGTCTCCTCGGTCAGTCTGCCTTTCAGTTGGCGAAAGACAAGTTGACAGAAGGAGTAAACGCGGAGGTCAGCGGCTTTCAGGAGATCAGTAACCAAATCAAGAATGCGACAGCGATCGGCGCCCAGCCCAAGACGCTCTTGGGTCCTGACGGCAAGATGCTCACGACCGTCTCTCGCGCGACCGTTGCCTCTCAGGGACCTCTGACCGATTCAACCCTGCAGGTTCACCGATATCCTGCCGAGTTGGGAAATGACGAGAATCCTCATTACGTCATGTTCTTCATCAACATCCCGCAGTCGCGACTTGACCAAGCGGGTGGTGATTCTGCTGCGCGGGCATACTATGACCCCACCTCTCTGAACCGAATCAACACGGCCAATATAGACGTGCTCCCAATTGCAGGACAGGCACTTGGTGCGTCTCTTGCGCTTGTGTCAGTTGCCAAGGCGGGTGGTGCTGCTGTCGCGGGTGATTTTGCAGGTGCGGGGGCAAAACTTCTACAGGGTTCTATCGTGGGTACCGCGGGTCTCGCAGCGGGCAATGCGGCAGGTGGGACAGCGGACAAGCTTCTGAATCGGCAGCCGCACGTGCTCCTCAAGGAATGCATCGCGCTCCATATCCAATCGAAGCCCTCGACGGAGTATTCGGCGAATTGGTCTGACCAGGATCTGGGGTCGATCGGGTCTATCGCGCAGGCAGGGCGCACAGGTTTCATGTCCTTCATGGCACGTGAAGCAATCCTGAAGGCGGCGATGCTTCCGAAGCTTGTCGGTCTAGGATTCGACTTCCGTTCGTTCGTTGAAAAGGCTGAGTCGCGTGTGAACAATCCCCACAAGGAACAGTTGTTCCGTTCGATGGGCATGCGCAAGTTTTCCTTTGAGTACATTTTTGCACCAAAGTCTGCACTTGAGTACAACCAAGTGCAGCGGATCATTCGGTCTTTCAAGACGTACATGCACCCCGTCGTTGATCCGTCGAAGTATTACCTCGTCTATCCTGCTGAGTTCAACATCATCCATTACTATAAGGATAATGAGAATGAACACCTCCACAAGATTACCTCATGCGCGCTTACTGACATGAAGGTTGAGTTTGGGGGTCAGGACTTCCTGACGTTCCAGGACATGGAAGGGGCGCCCACAGAAATCTTCATGAACCTGACGTTCGTTGAAATGGAAATGCTCACGGCTGAACGCATCAAGCAAGGATTCTAATGGACTACTTTCAGCAGTTCCCGCGCTTCCTCGCAAAGGTCGGTGACGAACAGAAAGTCATCACCGACTTCTTTATCCGTGTAGGTGTCGGACAGCGATTCGTCAAGTACGCGGCGATGCTTCTCCCCTATCAGATCAAGGACGGCGATCGCCCCGAGACTGTTGCCTTTGATGTGTATGGTGCCGCTACATATTATTGGGTGATTCTTCTCCTCAACAACATCGTTGATCCGCGCAATGAGTGGCCGCTGTCGCAGAGCGATCTTGAGGCAAAGGCCCTTGCCGCATACGATGATATTTACGCACTCCATCATACGGAGCTCGCGTTTACGGGTACCGAGATTGCAGAGGAGTCGGTACCGCTCTACGCACAGGCTGACCTAATCCCCATCACAAATTGGGATTATGAGATTCGCGAGAATGACAACAAGCGGTCAATCGTCCTGATTGATCCCAAGTATCTCGCACAGTTCCTACAGAATTTCAAGAACGAAGTGAATAGCTAATGGCCGAAACCTCTAATACGGCCGCAGTTCCGACAGAGGGTGCAGGTGCTGCGGAGTCTGTCCAAGCTGCGGGTGATGTGTACATTGAGGAGATGATCCTGACCAAGAACGGTCAGGATGTTGAGATTAAGAACTTTGCCCTCAATCTTGTCCTCTATGAAGACCTCTTCGCCAACGTCATGATGGGCGAATTGGAGCTATCCGATGCGGCTGGGCTGGTGTCAATGCTCCCCATCATGGGCGGAGAGGCAATCACATTCCGTATCAAGACGCCGACACTCAATTCATTCATTCAGCGCACGATGGCCGTAGTGGGCGTGAAGCACCGCGTCCTCGACACGAAGCAGCAGGTCTATACTCTCATGCTCATGTCCCCCGAAGGTGTGATGGATAACGTCATGCCCATCTCTCGCGCATACGAGGGCGCGACGGACACGATCATCCGGAAGGTGTTCCAGACGTACCTGCAGTATCCTCGCTATCTCCGTGCAGGCCCCGCTGTCTCTGAACTCCGCTTCATCGCGAATCATCGCACACAGGTTAAGGTTGTCTCGCCCTACTGGACTCCGCTCAAGCTCATTAATTGGGTCTGCACGCGCGCCATCTCCGATCAAGGCAATGCGCCGAATGTCCTCTTCTGGGAATCAAACAAGTCATTCTATTGTGGTTCAATTGAGGACGTCATCTCGACCCAGCGGAATGCACAGCAAATCTTTGCCGAGTATTACTTCGCTGAAGCGGCCATTCGTGACAATTCAGGATTCTCATACGCGCCGCCCGATGTATTCCGCCAGTATTCGATCATCCAGACGCTCGCATTTCCTGAAGCATCTGATTGGTTGAAGGCACAGGACTTCGGGTACTATGCAGGGACGTTGATTACCCACGATCTCACGCTCAAGCGGTATCGCGAGCATCAGTGGGATTACTTCACACAGTTCAGCAAGTTCAATCACCTCGAATCATATCGCGTAGCGGGTAATAGTGTCGTGCAGGATCTGCAGGCAGGAACACCCACGTTCGCGGGCTCGACATTGCGGTCACCCAATTCGTATCGGGGATTTAGGTCCAAGCAGCACAAGATGTTCGGTGATAAGAATCCCGACAACAACGTCGAGCAGTTTGCACTCCAGCGGAACTCGCTCCTTCAGGATTTGTCGTCAGTGCGCTTTGAGATGCAGGTCCCTGGCCGTACTGACATTGAAGTGGGGCGCCTTGTGTACATCCGTCTTCCGAAGGGTGGATCATCAAGCCCCGAGTTCTCGCAGAACTTCGACCCGATTCTCTCGGGTCTCTACCTCGTGACAGCAATCCGTCACAACTTCTCGCTCACGGGCAAGCACACGATGACGCTAGAAGTTGCGAAGGATTCATTTCATTCTCAGGTCTAAATGATTAACCTGTACAATAACGGTGGGTTCTTCTGGTGGATGGGGGTCGTAGAAGATCGGAATGATCCGCTCTTTCTAGGACGGTGCCGTGTCCGCATCATGGGATACCACAATCAGTCGAAGCAAGAACTACCGACTGTTGATCTTCCATGGGCGTATCCGCTTCAGCCTATTACGTCCGCTGCCATGACTGGTATCGGCACTGCACCCGTCGGCCCCGTTGAGGGTACGACCGTCATGGGCTTCTTCCGAGATGGTGACGATTGTCAAGAGCCTGTCATGATGGGCACGGTCGGTGGTATCCCACAGGATGATTACTACCGCTCACTGACTGCTGATTCGGGCTTCACTGACCCAAACAAGAAGTATCCACTCCAGCAACTGCGAGGTGAGCCCGACACGAATCGGCTTGCGCGCGCACAGGGCCTCGCTGATACTCCTGTCGGCAAGAAGAAGGACACTCGCGCAGTCAAGATCCCGCAGGCGAATACGGGTGAGACGTGGGATCAGCCGCAAGTTCCGTACGGTGCAAAGTATCCCTTCAATCATGTAACCGCTACTGAGTCGGGACACGTTGTCGAGTTTGATGATACGCCTGGTGCTGAGCGTATCCAGCTGTATCATATGAAGGGATCGTTTGTCGAGATTGATGCCTATGGCACAATGGTGCGGCGTATCGTCGGTGACGACTACCAGATCATTGAACGGAATGGACACATCCTCGTACAAGGTTCTGCTTCACTGACCGTTGCAGGTGCGTGCCGCGTACTCGTCCAGAATGACTGTGACCTCGAAGTGCAGGGTGGATTGACGGCCAAGGTGCACAAGGACATGGAACTGAACGTTGCAGGCACCCTGCGCATTGCAGCGGGCGACGCAATCCAGATGAAGTCCAAGAGCTTTAGTGTGCAAGGTGAGGACCTCAATCTCAAGGCAACTCATACGTTCTCGGCCTATTCGTCGGGCGTGTTGAATGTGAAGTCAGGCGCTGCGCTCCTGCTCTACGGTAAGGCAACGTCGGTGTTGAACTCAGGTGGCGGCGCGGTCGTCAACGGATTCGGCCTCTCCCTGATGCCGGGTATTGCACCGGTTGCGGCAACTGCGGATGATGCTGATGTGCCATCTGCAACGAACAAGTTGAATCCGAGTGCAGTGAATCTCAAGACGCCAGCATTCACAATGACGGCCGAAGATCGTCAGGCAGCGACGGTCGAGAAGAAGATTGCTGAGGATAGTCAGATCCACACGTCAGATGAATACGCGGCGCTCAAGCAGGATGAACTTGACACAAATGAGAAGGCGTCGGTTCCAGCAGCGCCTGCAGATGATACACCACCGCAGACTGACTGTCCGATTGGGCTCGCTATCATCGAGGCTGCCAAGAAGGATGTAGGTATTCTTGAGACGGGCACACAAGCGACGGGCGGTTTCGGCCTCAACTATGGCGGTCGTGCAGGTGGTGGTGAACTCGCGAAGGGTCTCCCTGGGCGCATTGATGAAATGATGCAGTCGGCGGGGCTCAACAATCAGGCGCAGGTGAGGGCAACAGGATCGGGCTACTACTGGTGCATGGGTGCCGTTATTGACTGGTGGTCACAGGCGGGCATTCAAGCACCGAAGATTGCGACAGTCGCAGGCTTTGCATCATGGGCCAAGCAGAATGGACTGTACTCAAAGGCACCGTGCCCGGGTGCTGCAATTCTGTACGGTGCCGAAGGTAAGGAAAATCATACAGGTATCGTCGTCTCAATTGACTCAGATGAATACCTCACGTCGATTGAAGGTAACACATCAGGTGGCGGCTTCTCCAGAAACGGATGTGGTTGCTTCCTCAAGACGGCGAAGCGCGAGCGTATCTCGGGCTACGTTCTCCCACCGGGATGCAAGCCGACAGCAGAGCCTGTTCCCACAACCATTCCAGATGAAATGACAGACGCACTCGAAAAGCTCAAGGGCTCAGTACCGCAGAAGGTGTTGGATGAACTACCGTCGGTCATTGACAAGTTCGGTATCAATACGCCTCTCCGTCTTGCGCACTTCATCGCGCAGATCAAGCAGGAGTCGCAGGACTTCACTGCGACAACTGAAAAACTCGACTACAAGGCTGTGGCACTCCTCAAGACGTTCCCAACGCACTTCACGCCTGCTCAGGCTGCGGCATACGAACATCAGCCCGAGAAAATCGCGAACCGTGCATATGCAGATCGTCTGGGCAACGGTTCAGAAGCATCAGGCGACGGGTACAAGTATCGTGGTCGCGGCTACATTCAGTTGACAGGAAAGGACAACTATCGTGCATTCGCTCGGTATGTGTCGGATGATATTGTCGCAAACCCCGATCTGGTTGCAACGAAGTATCCCCTGCTCTCCGCAGCGTGGTTCTGGTCAACGCACAACGCAAATCCCAAGGCAGACGCGGGATCAGACGTTCAGGCGGTGACGGCTGTCACGAAGGTCGTTAACGGTGGTGCAAACGGACTGGCACAGAGAATCGACAACTTCAATAAGCTGTACTCACAGCTAGCCTAATAAATAACGGTATGGCCATCGGAAACCCAGTTCGACTCTACAAGGATCTTCAGCTAGGTCTCGCACCGCATCCGGTAACGCGAGACGTGTCTAGGGTCACGGACGTGAACGCGGTCAAGCAGTCGATGAAGTTGCTCCTCATGACCAGCTTCTATGAACGCCTGTTTCATCCCGAGCGGGGGTCGCCTCTCTATCGCCTGTTGTTTGAGCCCATTGATCCGATCACGACCAACATGCTCAAGCAGGCGATTGAGCGGGTCATCCAGAATGATGAGCCTCGTGCTCAACTCATTTCACTGGACGTTGTTCCGTACTATGACGAGTCGGCATACGCTGTCACAATCAATTTCAACATCGTTGGGATTGGCACACCTGTCACATTCTCAACGATTCTCAAGAGGCTGCGCTAATGGCTGACATTCGGCTAACCGAGCTAGACTTTGAAACCATCAAGGGAAACCTCAAGACGTTCCTCAAGGGTCAGAATGAACTTGCGGACTACGACTTTGAAGGTTCAACCATGTCGGTCTTGCTTGACGTGCTGGCGTACAACACGTCCTACAATGCTATGCTCGCACACTTGCTTGCCAATGAAATGTTCATTGACACGGCAATCAAGCGGTCATCGGTCGTGTCCCATGCCAAGACGCTGGGCTACATTCCTCGTTCAGGACGTGCGGCCCATGCGACGGTCTCCTTGACGGTCACACCGTCGAGTTCAACACCCGAGCCTATCATTACGCTCCCCAAGACGACCGCGTTTGCGACGTTGGTTGATGATTTTGGATACACGTTCTATCCGAAGGAAACATACTCTGCGATCTACGACCAGGTCAATAACCAGTACGTGTTCCCTGCGGTTGAACTCATTGAGGGCATTCGTCTCGGTGCGCAGTTCACAGTCATTCAGGATACGGTCTCGGGACCGTTCTTGCTGCCTACCCCGAACATTGATACAACGACGATGGGCGTCATTGTCGCGCCCGCATCAGATTCAGTGAATGGTGAAGTGTATACCAAGACGGATACGATTGTTGATCTGCTGCCCACATCAAAGGTGTTCTGGGTTGAAGAGACTCCGACGGGACGGTATCAGATTCAATTCGGCAATGATATTCTGGGCGCGCAGCTTGAAGTGGGCAATGTCGTCTATGTTGAATACTTCCAGACGTCAGCCACAAGTGGCGCGAATGGTGCGAGCGTCTTTGCGCTCGCGTCGGTGTTCCCGGGTGCCGCTGACGTAGTGGTGGATATTGTCCTCTCTGCTGCGGGCGGTGCTCCTGCTGAGGACATTGATTCGATTCGCTTCAATGCACCGCGGCTAAATGCAACGCGCAATCGTGCCGTGACGGCACAGGATTACAAGACCCTTATCAAGTCGATGTTCCCATTCGTCAAGGGCATCTCAGTCTGGGGTGGCGAGGACAACATGCCTCCTATCTACGGAAAGGTCTTCATCTCGATTGATACGGTCGATGAATACGTCCTGTCAGAGGCAGACAAGTCGAACATCATTAACAACATCGTGGGACCGCGGTCAATGCTCACTCTCCAGCATGAGTTTGTTGAGCCTGAATACCTCTTCATCGGCATGAATGTTGATGTGAAGTACAGCACGCTCACGACGACACTTGATGCTGGCCAGATGCGTGCCTTGATTGTGAATCGCATCACCTCGTACTTCGACAACGAAGTTTCGACGCTCGACAAGACCATGTATTACTCAAAGCTCTTGTCGGTATTGGATGGTGTTGATCCTTCGATCATCGGCGTGCAGGTTTCTCTGCGGCTGAACAAGCTGATTCAGCCGGTCAAGTTTCTTGATACGGACGTAACCACGACGTTCAACACGTCGCTGGAACCGCGCAGTCTGCGGTCATCAAACTTCTTCACCTCAATCGGCAATTCAATTATCAACTCTGCGGTCTTCATTCAGGATGTGCCGACAGAGACGTTCGGCGTCGATCCGACAGCAGGCGTGCTGAAGCTGATTGATGCGACAACCGGTCAGGTTATCTCAGATAACTATGGCAGTGTGAATTACGAGACGGGCGTGGTCAACATCTCGGACCTCTATGTGCGCGACTACCCAGTCGGTGCGGTGGGTGTGATTCTCTACGGCGTCCCACAGGATGGACATTACGACATTTCCCCAGCGATCCTCAACAACACAGTCTTGGTTGCGACTGCAACGGCACCTGCTCCCTCAAGGAATCTTATTCTGCGCCTGGACAAGAACGGGCTAAATAACGTAGCGGGAGTTTCAGCAGGTGTCACAGTCACGGCCATCCCCATCATTGAGAGCATGTAATGTCCATTAAGGTCAAGGTTGCACAGCTAGTTGCGGGGCAACTCCCCGCATTTGTCCGGGATGAGTATCCCGGATTTGTGACCTTCCTAGAGGCGTACTACCGGTTCCTCGAACAGGAGTCGCAGCCCCAGGCTCTGCTCAATTCAGCCCCAGATTGGATAGACGTTGATTCAACGCTAGATGAATTTGTCACGAAGATGCGTGCTCAGTATGCGAGCGACATTTCCGAACAGGCGTTGATTGCAAATCGCACGCTGATTAAGCAGGTCGACCAGTACTATTCAACAAAGGGATCGGAGCAAGCAACCGAACTCTTCTTCCGCATGATGTTTAATGATCTGGTAAAGGTTCAGTATCCAGGTCAGTTCATCTTGCGCGCGTCAGACGGTCGATGGGAGAAGCGTCGGACTATCAAGATTGACACCGAAGATTATTCAGCAGATCCCTTTGACCTCGTGTCGAAGCGGGTCATCCTGCGCTTCTTCCGCTATGTCCCACAGGTGGGTGTCCGCCCGCTCGAAATTGCGGCTGAGGTTTCGTCAGTTACGGGCACCAACGATCCCTACATCTTCACGCTCGACGTGTCGGCAGATGCCGAACAGATTCAGACAGCGATTGATCTGGAAGAAATCTTTGGCCTCACGCGGCTCGGATACTTCTTCTCAAGCTATTGCGATGACACCTATGTGCTCGCACCCACAGCAGGTGACATTGACCAGAAAATTCGCATCGTCTACAATGATATTGAGTACGGTGCGCTCACACGGCAATTGCTGTCATATAACATCACGACCCCGGGTGCGAAGTTTCGTATCGGCGAAACGTTCATCATTGACGAACAGGGCGCGGGCGGTGCATACTTCGCGCAGGACTATGTGGTGGATCTCGTCGGTAAGGACATGTATGCGGGCAATAACATCGACAACCGCGCGATCCTTCGCGTCACGGCTAATGACGGTGCGCCTGAAGTGGGATATCTAGGTGCGCTGAAGATTCTTGCATCGGGATACCGCTTCCAAACGTCAACATTCTCTACGTCGATTGCCCCGCCGCGCACAGGTGGTCTACCAGCAAACATTGATTTCTACACTGGGTTCGTCAAGACGTATCCAGGAAAGTTCCGTTCGCCTGCGGGCTTCCTTTCGGATATCTGCAAGATCGAGGACAACAAGAAAATTCAGCAGTACGCCTACGTCATTCAGACACACATCCCAACTGACCAGTGGTATGAGCAGTACAAGAACTCGGCCCACCCTGCGGGAACCCGCGTGTTCTCAGATTTGATTCTGGATGGTGCGGTTGAGAACGTTGCGGGCTCTGCTCCCTTCTTGGTCGCATTCGATTCGCTTCGTCGCTTCGATGTACCGCTAGGTGTTACTGAGGTCGGCGGCTTTACATTCGTCCCAACAGACGGCACATTCCCCGTCATCGGAACAACAGATGGTGCCACAACCGTAAATCCGACAACGGAGTATTGGGCAGAACAATCTGTAGACACAGGATACAGTGATGTTGATGTGTCCGTCACGCTGGGTGAAGTACGTACAGGTGGTCTTGCAAGTGCTGGTTATTTTAACGACATTTGGATCTCACCCCGCTTTGTTGATGATAGTAACACGAGGCAACAGGCCGTGTATTTTGAAACATGGCCAGATTCAGCGAGCCCAACAGGTTGGTGGGGTGTAATTAGCGTGTATGATGCCGATGCGTTGCTCGGGACAAACCGAAGCGATCCGGATCTCGACGCGATCAAGGTAGCAATTCCTCCTCTTCATGCGGGCTCAGTGATTCGTGTTACTGCGCAGGGACCCATCATTCGCGCGTATGTTGACGGTGCTGAGGTTGCATCACGCACGGAGGTTCGTTTCATGCGAGTCACAAAGCAGTCATTCGGCCATTATCTCGCAGGTCTGACGCCGACTACGGCAATTCACTTCAGAGACTTCACTGTGCTGTCGGCACCGTCTGACCTAGTGCAATTTTCTGACGTAGTTTCATAACTCATAATTACTGTCATGCCCACTCTGCTTCCTCACCGTGCCCGTTTTGAACTCGCGCGCTCGGTCTATCGCGACATTGTAAATTCAAAGGATTACTGGTATGCATTCGTATCACGCATTGGTGCGTGGGCGGATGACGCCGTTCCTCCTGCTCTGGAAGATTCGCGGGAAGAGGTCCTAGGTGCACAGCGAGACATGCTGTTCCTCAAGTCAGTGCGCCCCATCGACGCGGTGTATCTCGCGCGCCGCATTGACTGGGCAGGAGGCACCGTATACGATCGGTATGACTCTGAGATTACTTCAACGCACCCCGCAAATTCTGGAGCCAAGACGCTGGCCGATGCTGACTTCTATGTCCTGACCAACAACAATCGGGTGTACAAGTGCCTCGACAATGCAGGCGCCACACCGTCACTCGTCAAGCCCACGACAGTCGATCCGGTCGAACCCGAGCGTCCATCGGATGGATACGTCTGGAAGTTCATGTTTGAACTCCCCGCGCAGGACGTCACGCGATTCCTCACAAGCGAATATATCCCCGTCCGATACTACACAGCAGAAACGGACTTCGACACCAACTCGTTTGTGAATGGCGTCACAGTCACATCTGGTGGTTCGGGTTACACGACGGCGGACGCGTATATTGTTGGAGACGGTATCGGTGCTGTTGTTCGCGCAAACATCGTTGGCGGCGTCATCGCATCCATCACCGTCGTCCAGCAGGGGTATGGATACTCGCACGCTGAGGTTCATGTTCTAGGAAACGGTACAGGCGCAGCGGGAACCGTTCAGCTTTTGGACGGCGACATTAACGAAGCATTCGGGTATTCAGCAAACACACAGGTTGCTGCCGAGGGCTCACTCACAGGTGCAATCTTCTCTGTCGAAATCGTTGATCCTGGATCCGATTACGTGCTCGGTGAAACACTCGTTTCTATTGTGGGCGACGGACAGGATGCGGTGATTACTGTTACTGGAATCAATGAAGGTGCAATCACGCAGGTATCTGTCGCCTCAGAAGGAGCGGGCTACTCATTTGCAGACCTGACCGTTATTGGTCAGTCAACGGGTTTCGGCGCAGTACTCCGCCCAATTCTGTCGCCCGCAGGCGGCCACGGTGCACATGCGCCCAAGGAACTGTTCGCAACGACCCTGGGTATTCAGGTTGTGCTCGACGGCGAACCGGGTGTTGAATTTGCGCCGACAGTCTTTCGTCAGGTCGGTCTGCTCAAGAATCCAAAGGTTGCAGGATCTGACCAGCTGTTCCGGGGGTCGGTTGGAACGACGTGCTATAAGGCGACAGTGACCAGCGCCGCAGGATTCACTGTTGGCGATTCCGTCATTACGAATGACGGTGGGCTCTTTACAGTCGTACAAAAGTCAGGTAACACTCTGTGGTTGCTTGCTATCATTCCGCTGATTACAAGCACCTCAACGGTGCAGAAAAATGTCGTGGGTTCGACACCGGTGGCTATAAATACCCTTGTCATCCCTGACGTAGATAAGCTGTCGGGTGAGGTCATGTACCTCAGCAATCGTGTGCCGATCACACGCTCGTCAAACCAAGATGAAATCGTGCAGGTCTTCCTGCGCTTCTAGACCAACTCTAGGGATTCGGAATGCTCAATCTCAATAAGTTTCCGTACTTTGATGACTCGGATGAAGCCGTTGCAAAGGGCTACAACCGCATTCTGTTCAAGCCAGGTTATGCTGTCCAGGCACGTGAACTAACCCAACTACAGACGATTCTCCAAGAGCAGATTCGTCGGTTCGGTGACAACATCTTCAAGGACGGAACTGTCATTACGGGTTGTGCGGAGTCGTACAACTTCACGTTCCCGTACGTCAAGATCCTGAATACGCCGAGTGCGTCCTCAACAAATTGGACGCCCGCGCAGTTGCAGGCTCTCGTCGGTTCTGAGTTCCAGGGTGTCAACTCCCTTGTCCGCGGTATCGTCAAGTACGTGCAGGACGGATCGGAGACAGATTCTGTCAATCTCAAGACCCTCTACATCCAGTACACTGCCTCAGGTGGTGCGGGTTCAGGGTCAAACGTGCTCGGTACAGTTTCGACGTTCCAGCCAGGAGAAGCACTCCAGCTACTTGTTAACGGTGTGCCTGCATCGGGTTCACGCCCTGTCGTTTCGACGGTCCCAAATGCAACGGGTTTTGGATCAGTCTTTACGGTCGATTCAGGTATCGTGTATGCATCGGGTGTGTTCGTCCTGCACAACTCACAGACGACCATCATCGACAAGTACTCCTCAACGCCATCGGCGAAGTTGGGGTATCGCTTGGTCGAAACCGCTGAGTCATATCAGAACGATCCGACCCTGCTCGACCCTGCGCAGGGTTCATTCAACTACACGGCGCCTGGCGCAGATCGGTACAAGATTGTCACCGAGCTTGTCACCTATGACCTCGATGCCACAACGCCACAGGATTTCTTCCTTCTCTTTGAGATTGAAGATGGGCTGATCCGTCGCAAGTTCAACAAGACCACATATGGTGAACTGCGCAAGGAAATGGCACGACGCACGCGCGATGAGTCAGGCGACTATACGGTTCGTCCGTTCGCTCTGAACATTCGCGAGCACCTCAAGAACACTGTCAACAACGGCAAGTATCCGCTCCCAACGGGTGATGCGACGAAGCTTGCTGTTGGTGTTGAGCCGGGTAAGGCGTATGTACAGGGCTTTGAATACGAGACCTACATCACCGAGACTGTTGCGGTTGATAAGGGTACCGACACGTCGGTCATCTCAAATAAGCCCATCTCGACCTACTACGGTTCATACGTAGAAATCATCGAAGTTGCAGGTCCTTGGAATCTGAACACAGGAGCATTCGTCTCGCTGTTGAACACTGCACCGACCGCGGTTACGTCGGCGACGTATTCAGCAACGACAGCACCATCGGGCGGTGCGATCATCGGCACGGCACGCGTGCGTATGATCCTGTATGAGTCGGGTTCTGTGGGTGCCGCTGCGGCAGTGTACAAGCTACACCTATATGACATTACGATGAATGCGGGCCATGCATTCTCGGAAGTGCTGGGTGTCTATGCGCTTGTCGGAGGCATTGCAGCATTCGGTAAGCTGTCGCCAGCAGGGCAGATTCAGGAGGCGGGCATTGAGCCCATGCTGTTCCCAGTACCGTACAACGGCGTCAAGACGTTGCAACCCACGGGCGCATACGACACGACCTTCCAGTATCGCAAGGAAGTCGTAGCATCGTTCACGGCGGGTACGGCGGTCATCACGCTCGGTGCAAATGAGCAGTTTGCATTCTCGGGTACAATCACGGCGGGGCAGTTTGCAGCAAACGTGTACGCAACGGCAGAAGAAGATATCGGCACCCTACACAAGGGGCAGTCAATCGACTTCACGTCGGGCACACGTACGGCGGTGTTCGATTCAACAACAGGTGCGCTCAAGCTCTCGCACGAAACATCAATCTCGACCGGTACGTCGGCGGGTAAGAACATCCGCGTTGCGGTCAATGTTGTTCGCGTGAATCCTGCGCCCAAGACCAAGTCGCTTCTCACAAGTCGGTTCGTAAAGATCGACACGTCAACACACGGTACACCGAGCGGTCCATGGACTCTTGGTGTCTCTGACGTGCTCGGCATTGAGAAGATTTGGCTTGTTGACGGTGCGACGGTTACAACAGGTACGTTCGCAGCACTCGCGGCTGAACCCACAGGCTCACCGTATCTTGATGTGACGGATCAGTTCGTGCTCAATGGTGGGCAGTCTGATTCGCTCTACAATCACGGCACACTGGCACTGAAGGCGGGATCGACTATCGTTCTTACGAACAAGCGAATCCTCGTCAAGCTGTCCTACTACTCGCACTCAACGGCATCGAACTCGGTCGGTTACTTCTCTGTCGATTCGTACCCCGTCAACGATACGTCACCATCATCGTCACAGATTTACACGTGGCAGATCCCGCGCTATGTCGCGCGCTCGGGCCAGGTGTTCGATCTTCGCAACACGCTTGACTTCCGCGCTCGTATTACCGATACGGCAACTACGACAACGGTTGCCGCAGCGACGGTCAATCCTGCTACGTCTACAGCACCACTCACGACGGGCATGATGGATCCCGTTCCGACAGAGGAGTTTGTCACCGATCTGTCGTACTATCTCGGTCGCATTGACCGAATCATGTTGACTTCGGAAGGCAACTTCGTTGTTGTGCGTGGCGTCTCGCGCGACGAGCCCCTCGTACCGCAGGAAATCCCATCGGCTATGTCGATTGGATTGGTGAACGTCCCACCGTATCCATCGCTCTCACCGTTTGTCGCTCGCATGACGGGCTACATCAATGAGGGTGCATGGTCTTCGACGCTTGATAACCGTCGGTACACGATGCGCGACATTGCTGCAATCGGTAAGCGCATTGACCGTCTGGAGTACTACACCTCGCTGTCCTTGCTTGAACAGGAGACCTCGAACCTCCTGATCGACTCGCCGACGGCACCCGGGGTTGATCGGTTCAAGAACGGCATCTTGGTTGATTCGTTCAACGATCACACGATTGGTAACGTCTACGATTCTGAATACCTCTGCTCGATTGATCCTAAGTTGGGAGAGCTTCGCCCGTACTTCAATCTTGACCACATCGACCTCGCACTCAATTCTTCAACAGGATTGGTTCGCAAGGCGTCGGATGCAATCATCACCCTCGCGGGCCTTGTGGGTAACGAAGGTGACACGATTGTTTCAACGTCGGGACCTGCTGCATCAGGAACTGTTCGTCATCGTGTCGGCACCAAGCTTCACGTCGAGAACATCGTAGGATCATTCTCTGACTTGCAGGCTGTAACAGTCGGTGGTATTGCATCAACGGTTAGCGGCACGCCCATCGTCTCACTCTCGGGCGACTTGCTCATGCTGCCCTACACGCACGGCATCTATGCGCGCAACCCGTTCGCATCGAAGCCCCGCAATTGCGTCGGCGCACTGTTGTTCGATTATGTCGGCAACATCGTGCTTGATCCGCCCCAGGATATCTGGACGGACGTGACCCGCGCGCCAGATGTAAACACTGACGGCGGCACTGATAACTGGGACAATCGTCAGGATTCATGGAGCACCGAATGGGGTGCATGGGAGACAATCTGGGTAGGCGTTGATATTGAGACGCTGAATATGCCACCGATTGTTGCTCCAATCCCTGTCGCGTCACCGATCCTCACAGGATCGCTGCCTGGTGCGTTTGGAATGCTCACACCGAGCAGCCCACTGATCGACATGATCCCAACACACATCGACTTTCTTCCTGATGTGCCTGTTGCGCAGGATCGTGTCATTACAACATCGACCTCGCATCAGTCACGTACGGGAATCCAGACGTCAGTTTCCTCACAGACCACATATCAGAACAGTGGCTCGCGCGTGCTGTCAACGGCCCTGCTGCCGTACATGCGCTCAATCGTCGTTAGCTTTACGGCAACGCGGCTCAAGCCACTCACGCGCATGTACGCCTTCTTCGACGGTGAGGATGTTACAGCATTCTGCCGTCCAACGAAGGATCAGGCGGGCGCAACAATCTCAGCACCCGCGTACGGCGCGCCGATGATTGCCGATGCAACGGGTAAGTTGGTGGGTGAGTTTCGAATCCCAGCGGGTAAGTTCCGCACAGGGACCAAGACATTCTCAGTTGTTGATGACTCGCAGAATCGCCCGGGCTTTATTCACTCATCGGGCATCACGATGTTCACCGCATCGGGACTGAGCACGGTTGAGCAGAACACCATCGTCGCAACACGCGTACCAGTCGTCTCACAGCAGACGGTTACGGAAACTCGCGATGTGGCTGATATTGTGTTCAACAATACGTTCCCCGTTGATCTGGGTCCATTCGGGCAGTTCACGAATCAAGATCCTATCGCACAGACGTTCCTCGTCTCGGGCAAGTCAGCGGGCATGTTTGTGTCGAAGATCGACCTCTACTTCCGCAAGAAGGCTGTAACGGCTCCGATCACAGTAGAGATTCGTGAGGTTTCAAACGGTGTCCCAACGGGACGCACGGTGCCGTTCGGATCTGTGACCCTGCTGCCCAGCGAAATCAATGCTGATGATACGGCGACGAACGCAACCCCATGTGTGTTCCCAGCCCCAGTGTACCTCAAGAATGATACGGAGTACTGCTTCGTCGTCATGCCCGCTGGCAACTCAGACGAGTATGAACTGTGGGTCTCTGAGCTAGGCGAGAACATGCTCGGTACGACGACACGCATTACGGAACAGCCTGCAACGGGTGTTCTGTTTGTCTCGGCGAACAACTCATCATGGACTCCGATTCAGGCTGAGGACGTCAAGTTCACGCTGTATCAGGCGGTGTTTAATACGGCATCATCGGGAACGGCGGTGCTGAACAACGCGCCATATGACTTTCTCTCGGTCACGATGACGGGTAACTCGGCTGACTTTGTCCCAGGCGAAGTGATTGCAACAACGACAACAAATCAGAATGGACGTATCAAGTATGTTGCACGGTACAAGACAGCACTCATTCTGCAGGTTGAGAAGTTGTCGCCGTCATCAGTCCCATTCGTTGCGGGGTCGGCGCTCACGGCAACGTCGCTCATCTCGGGATCGGCTGATTCGGTCAAGACGGCGACAGTTGTTGCACTGGTGACGCGCCCGTACAATACGCTGACCCCGAATGTGGGTGTGCTGAATTTCGTGGGTACGGCCGTTGATTGGAGTGCCACCCCGACGCTGACGGGTGGTTCTGCAGGTACTGCGCTGGCTGTTCGTGTTGGACAGTCAACAGACCTGCATGCCGAGTGCTCAGTGTATCCCGCTTCGACCACACTGTCAACATTCAATCTCACGGGTGTGCTGTCGTCAACAAATTCTGATGTGTCGCCTGTCATCGACCTCAAGAAGGCGGGTGTCATCCTCGTGTCGAATTCCATCAACGATGTTGACACGAATGAGACGGCCGCTGCGGGTGGTTCTGCACTCTCGCGGTACATCTCACGAAAGGTTGTGCTTGATGCAGGAATGGATGCGGAGGATCTGCGCGTCTATCTCACACAGTCAACGCCTGCGGGTACGACGATTGAGGTCTACGCAAAGCTGTTGCACGCATCTGACCCCACATCGTTCTTGGCACGGCCGTGGATTCTGCTTGATCCGCAGTCGTCGTCAACCGAGACACCAGCTGAAGTCATCTACGAGTTGCCTTCTTCGGTACTCACGTCAGGCGTCTATACATATTCAAGCTACTCGGGGTACAAGACGTTCGCTATCAAGATCGTTCTACTATCCAACAACACGTCATTGGTACCGAAGGTGCGCGACATGCGTGCCATCTCGCTAATGGCATAGAGGCACAATGAACGCTATCAAAGAACACCCATTTGTCCGCGACCCCAATTCAAAGGGGCTCGTGAACAAGGACGTCAAATCTCGCGCGGCGTACATTCAGTCGCGCGGGGACAGAGCAGTTATTGATAGGATGCAACTGGAACTAAATAGAGTGAGCGAAGAAATCGGATCCCTGCGGGATCTGATGCTCCAACTAATCAACACCGTCACCACTAAAGGATAAACCATGGCTCCTCCGGTCCTACGACTCGTCAAGGGTGCGCCGCTAACGAACGCTGAGGTTGACGGCAACTTCAACGACTTGTACAACGATAAGTTGGACAAGACGGGCGGCACCATGTCGGGTGCGCTAACCCTTAATGGTGATCCTGTTGCGGGTCTACACGCTGCAACGAAGCAGTATGCCGACAACACATTCGTTGCCAAGGCAGGCGGCACGCTCACAGGCCCGCTCATTCTTGCAGCCGATCCAACAACGGGTCTCGGTGCTGCAACGAAGACCTACGTTGATACGAAGGCTGCGCTCTACCTTCTGCTGACGGGTGGCGCTCTCACGGGTGCACTCACGCTCGCAGGCGATCCTGCGTCGGCAATGCAGGCTGCAACGAAGCAGTATGCCGACGCCGTCGCTGCACTGCGCCTCTCGCTCGCGGGTGGTACGCTTATCGGTACGCTGATTCTTGCGTCCGATCCGACGACCGGTCTCGGTGCTGCAACGAAGCAGTATGTGGACACGCGAACGGGCTTGTATGTGCCTCTTGCGGGTGGCACCATGTCGGGTGCGCTCACGCTCGCAGGTGCACCGACAGTCGGCACGCATGCGGCAACAAAGGCGTACGTTGACGGTACGGTCGTCTCTGTCGCGGGAACTGTCAATCAGGTCTCTGTCTCTGCGAACACGGGTTCAGTAACGTTCTCGTTGCCGCAGAACATTCACACGGGCGCGGCTGTTCAGTTCGCGTCATTCGGTGTCGGCACGGCCGCATCGGGTGTCGGTGGTGAAATTCGCGCAACGAACGAAGTGACCGCGTACTACTCGTCGGATGCATCGCTCAAGGAGAACGTCGTTCCGATTCTCGGCGCCTTGCAGAAGATCCAGCAGATTCGCGGTGTCACGTTTGATTGGAAGAAGGAAGTCATTGATGCGCGCGGTGGTGAGGACGGCTTCTTTGTCCGCAAGCATGACGTAGGTATCATCGCGCAGGAAGTGCAGTCCATTCTTCCTGAAGTCGTCGCCCAGCGCGAAGATGGTACGCTGGCCGTCAAGTACGAGAAGATCGTTCCCCTGCTCATTGAGTCGATCAAGGAACTCCGCGGTCAGGTTGATTCGCTCCAGCGTCAGGTTTCGCTGGTCACGGCCCGTTACTAGTAGGAGCATCAAATGGGTCTAATCCCAGCATCTGGTTCAGCTATCACGATGGGCCGAGTCCGAAACGCATACGGACTCGGCGCGGGCCAGGTTACCCTGCGCGGCAACGAGGCGGGCGCAATCGGCATCTCAACCGGTGCCGTTCCTCTCTCGGGAACTTTCGGCGGACGAACTACTCCAAACACATACTAAAACGATTGCGTCTTTCGGTTAGGTAAGTTACATTGTTATGTGAAGTTTAACGTGAGGATTGAAAATGGAACTGAAAGAGATTCGTGAATTGGCGGGCAACCATCCTCAGTCAGAGTACCATCTTCGGCATGTACTCTGGGCCAAGATCGGTTACGACAAGGAGGAAATGCACACCTTCCTTGACACGCTCGCATATTGGCGTGACCATTTCCCCGATTCGAGGATGAGCAAAATCCTCGAATCAATTTGGGCTGAGCAGAACTCGGATGAGGTTGCACGCTGGTTCTCAGGTGATCTTCGCATTGATCGTCTGAAGACCATCGAGAAGTGGGCACGGGTGGCCGCTTCCGAAATGCTCATCGACGGGAAATATTCCCTCGCGACATTCCAAACTATCTCGCAGTTCCCCCTTGCCGACTACTCCCTCGTCGTCAAGCGAGTGCAGGAACTCGTTGCACTCATCTCAGACGTGACAGCGCAGGCAGAGAAGTTGGGCTCGGGCATTCCCGGACAATGAGTCGCTCCATCTATGATCTGTCGGCCTGGAAAGGTCGTCCGTCAAAGCTGGCGATCTTGGTTCCGTGCCGCGAACAGGTCTACGCCACGTTCTCATCGTCGCTCGTTGAACTCGTCAAGACCACAACGCTCGTAGGTCATGACGTCCATGTCCTCTATGACATGTCCACGATTCTCTTGAACCAACGAGAGAACCTCGCGAAGCGCGCCCTAGAAATCAATGCAGAGTGGATCCTCTGGCTCGACTCTGATATGATCTTCCCGTCAACGACGGCGATCCGCCTCATGGCGCACAATGAATCCATTGTCGCAGCAAACTACATGAAGCGGGCGGCGCCCCTCACGACGGTTGCGTATGAGAAACTAGGTGATTGGGATTCGTGGCTCCCGCTTGAGTCGCAAGAGGAGTTGGAAGAAGTCGAGGGCATTGGCATGGGTTGTGTGCTCATGGACACGAAACTCCTCGGAGATATTGTGCAGCCGTGGTTCGCATTCACGTGGCAAGAAGAACAGAAGGATTGGATGGGCGAAGATTTCTACTTCCAACAGAAGCTTCGCGAAGCAGGGCACAAGATCATGGTGGACATGAATCTCTCGCGGCAGATTCGACATGTTGGGCATTGGGCCTACGGCCCGTCGATCGGTACGAACGAGGATCAAATCGTCAAACGCAAACTGGTGAAACAACATGCTGAAAGGTGAGACGTGGCTTTGTCATTCAAAGTTGTGGGAACACTTCACGATTGAACGCAAGGGGTGGGTGCGCAATCTCGGTTGGTTTGACCGAATGGTTCACACATCTTCAAAGAGCACTGGGTGGATCATGTTTGGAGACGATGCAAACGCGCCGTCGCAGCAGACGATCTATCCTATCGTCGCCGAACACGGTGCAACGCGAAAGCTGTATAAGTGGAATGGAGTGAAGTGGGATCACATTGACGGCCCGATTGTTCTCTCTGCGGGCGGCATCATCGCAGGTGTCGTGGGCGCCCCAGAGGTGCTCAAGGAGAACTCTGCTCAGGATTATGATGAATGGCACTGGCCTGGCATTCATGTGATCGACGTGAATCCCACTGTCGCTGCAAAGGTGCACACGCTGCCGAGTCCTCTTCTGCGGTATGCAGTGAATCAGGGCTTGAAGCTCTACACCGATTCGCTCACGACTGAATCACCAGAAGTTGTCGCGGCGGCACCTGGATGTGTGGGCGTCAGCAAGATCGGCAATCGAACGTGGCTCGTTGACACCGGGAAGATCAAGATGGGTACGGCGATTCTTGAGGTCGGCTTCGACGTGCGCGACCTACGACATGCACTGGCAACGATGCAACATCAGAAATTGAATTTTGCATGGGTCTCAGATTCGCGCGCATGGCCAGGTTGGTTCCCCGACAACGACACCGAGTTGACGACGATCCATCTGTTCCCCGATTCAGAAGGTCAGTATGGTGGTGAGATGTTCATGCCTATTGGGCCCGTGCTCACGCTTGTCTCCGAGAAGGGAACCCTGAACGACTACCCAGACCTCAAGTTCCATGATCGGCAAGTTTGATGTAGTGTCGTGGGGTTGGCGTAATCATCGGGGGTTCGGTGATTACGTCATCTCGGAGAATGAGACACACTGGAAACATGCTGCACGTCAAGCTGCGGCATACGCCAAGACGAATTGGTTCTGGCTCCTTAACGACGCCGATCAAATCAAGTCCAAGGGTGAACTAGAAAAGTTTGTCCCTGAGCATCCGACAATCTCACAGACCCGCCAGTACGTCTTTCAACCCCTAGAATATTCAGACCGATACGTCTCTGAATGGGGACCGCTACGCCTCTTCCACAAGCAGGCAGTGCTCAACGATGAGGCTTTGGGATCCAAGACGGTGTTCACGGCTGGACTGACGTTCCCAAAGTACGGACACTTCCCCGTATTCTTTGTGTCGAACGGCGAGAAAAACGCTGAGGTGAATTGGCTTCGTCTCAAGTCCCTGTATCCTGAAGCGAAGTGGGTGAAGAACGTACAGGGTCGAAAGAATATGTTCCTCGCGTGTTCGCTGCGAGCACAGTACGACTCCCACTTTTGGGTCGTGACAGGGAAGAACTACGTCACCGATCCCGACGTGTTCAATTTCTACCCTGATATTCTTCAACCCGATCATCACTGGATCTTTCAGTCGAAGAATGCCTCCAATGGGCTTGAGTACGGGCACATGGGAATCGGACTCTATTCAGCCCACTCAGTCCACACGACCCCCGACGATTTCGGTCTCGACTTCACGATGGCGTCGCCGTTCCATTCCATTCCCTGGACTGTCTCAGAGGGTCGCTTTGCAACGTCTCCGTGGGAGGCATTCAGGACGGCGTATCGCGAGTCATTCAAGCTTACTCGTAGGATCATCATGACCAAGGACCCCATCGCTTCGCAGCGTCTTGACACGTGGGTTCGCGGCAATATTGGCGAGTACTGGGAGAATGTTCGCGCAGGTGCATTGCAGGGTTCGGCACACGGAATCCTCAATTACCCAGGTAAGGTAACGGTTGAGTGGAAGGACCTCGAATCCAATTTTGAGAGACACGACCTGTCCACGGCGTCGATGCCCGTGCAGGTCCATCCAATGATTATGGAGCTTTGCTCAATCCGATAAATACTCTGTACCCTCACAGAGTATCCCATGGCAGCCATTCAAAATCTAGTTGTTGACCAAGGCGCATCATTCAGCTTCCGAATCACGGTGAGGGATCCTCTCGGATCCCCACTGGACCTGTCGCTCTGTCTTGTGCGTGCGCTCATTCGTCGCCACCCCACGGCACAAAACGTCGTCTCATTTTCACAGGCGGTAGTCGGCCCCTCAGCAGATGGCGTCCTTGAACTCACGCTTGAGTCGTCTGAAACCGACGCGATGGCATCGGGTCGTTATCTCTATGACGTGATGGTGACCGTCTTTGAAGACGACACACTCCTTCAGGCTGTAGGAAAATACAAGATCCTTGAGGGCCTCATTACGCTGAATCCCACAATCTCACGGGTTATCGCATAATGGCTGATCCAATCGCACACACGCCCCCACAAGTTACCGTCTCGCTCAACAGACCGTTGGCTGCGGCAGGCACGGTCAACCAGCCCATCAAGCTCGATCCGTTTCCGCTTGAGGACCTCTCCAACGTTGATTCAAGCAATGGTGTCAATGACGGCGACATGCTCGTCTATGATGGTGACACTGGGCGCTGGAAGGTTCAGCCCATCGAAGTGCCCGCACCTGTTGTCCCCGATTCAACGATTAACATTGCGGCAGACATTGGTGTGGGCTCAGTGGGTCCCGGACAGATGCTTTCTATTGTTGGCGAGAACGGCGTCCAAACAACACTCGTGGGTCGCACAATCACTGTGACTGCCGACCCAGGTGTCATCGACGGGGGTACGTTCGGCTAACGTCTGCGGAAATAGTAGTCGCCGTCCACGTTCGTCTCAACGAACTTTTCAACCAAGTCGAAGCCCTGACTGTCAAGATAGGTTACTACCTCTTGCCAGTTCGGGGCTCCCTTGTTATATTCCACATGCTGGAGTTCAAGGATCAGCCACTTGGCCTGCTGGAGAACCATCTTCGCACCCTTGAGCGCGTCGAGTTCCGCTCCCTGAATATCCATCTTGATAAGATCGGGCAGTGGGAGGTCGTGCTGCGCCGCGAGCGAATCAAGTGTCCTCGTCACTCGCGCCCTGCGATGTGAGTCGTTGAAGTACTGGTCGACTTCGGGGTTGTGGGCCTTGTTCTCGCGGTAGTACGAGTTTCCACCTGGGTGTTCAAGGTTCTCAAAGAACGCAATCTCCTTCCCATCCTCATCAGAGAGTACCGCCGAGTAGCCCTCGACACCCTGTGCTGCATAGAGAGGCATGACTTCGCGCATCGCTTCAAAGCAGATGAAGCGGCCCTTGGGCCATACCTTCTTCGCGGGGTTCGTCCAGTGGAGCACACATGAGCCCACATCATAGATGACCTTCGGCTGCACACCCTCGGCGTACATCTTGTAGAGGTGATCAATGTGCTTCTGCGGCAGCAGGGGTTGGTTCGATAGTTCCTCTAGGCGCTTGGCGACTTTTACGGATTCATCTTCTTTTGGGATCATGGGTGTAAGCCGAAAGGTCGTTGCGCCGATATGGTCGCAGATGATCGTGGCGTCAACAAAGATATTGAAGCCTGCGACACGAGCCTTGTTGCAGAAGTCAACATCCTCAGAGAGGGTGTTCGCATGGTCGAGGGCCGAGTGATACTCAAACCACGGGTACTGAAGCGTGCGGAATACATCAGACTTGATGAGGCAGCAACCCATGCCGACACCCGCAACGTTGTGGATGCCCCCTGCAATCTGCTCGTACTTCAGTCGAGGGGTTGCCCCGCTCGGATGGAAGCCGTAGATTTCGATGTTCTGTTCACCCGGGATCCGTTGGACATAGACACCTGAAATCACATCGACGTTCGCTGCGAGCAACTTCCGCAGTGAATCCTTCGGGAGCACAATGTCGGAATCAACTGAGAACAGGTAGTCGTACTTCACTGCCCACGATGCGATCAAGTTCCGCACTTGGTCGATCTGATAGCCGTAGAAGTATTGGAAGGAGACTTCGTACCCCTCAGGGACGTCAAGATCATAGATGGACTTGAACGTCTCGGATTCAATATACTTCGCTGTCGGAATCGCAATAAGAATTTTCTTCATGCTTTATCTAGTCCCAGAACTTTCCGCGCTGTGCGCGTCTGTTCTGCTCCGTTGACTTTGTAGTCATTCAGGGGGTTGAGGTCATTGTAGTTCACGACGATCTTGGACACTGCGACGACTCCTCTAGGGTCTGCCCCTTCAATGAGTGCATAGAAGATCGAGGTATCACCACCTGCACGATACCAGTTACCCTCTTCATCCTTGCACTGCGATTCTGAAACCTGATTTATCAGATACGACCTGAATGTGCGCAGATGAGTGTACGGCATGTTCCACGCGAATAGGTGCTGTCGATACGTCCCCTCCAGACGCACCCGCTGTGGATATGGCTGTGCAATCAGTGGGATGTTGTCTGCCATCGACCAGCAGGATCCGTATGCAAAATCAACATGACCCTGATAGAGGTCATTGTAGAATTGGAAGATTGTGTTCTCTGCAACCAACGAGTCGTCGCCGTCGAGAAGCATGACGATGGTTGATCCTGGTTCATTCAGATGGATGCGCTTGAGTATGTCAAAGGTGTTCTTCACCGCACCCACATTCACAGGATTGCGAATGAGCCCAAACCGCCTGCGAATCTTCTCGGGCACCTGATTCAGCGCAGCCTGTGCAACCAAATAGCCATTATCGGTTGAGGCATCATCAATCAGCGTGACCTTATAATTGTGGTAATCTTGTGTTGCGATGGACTCAATGCACTTCGCGATGTACTCCTGCGAATTGTAGAATGGCACGACGACGTGAATCGCCTGCTCATTTGCACGCGGCGTCGGGGTCCACTCCTCGGGATTTGAGAAACGTCGCTTGAAGATCCGATGGACTTCGTTGTTGATCTTGCGCACACGGCGGAACTCGTCTACCGGAAGGAACTCACCGAACACCTTGAACAGATGTTGCTTCCACTGCAGGGCGACCGTATCCCATCCTTCGACGGGGCGCACGGCATTGCATGCCTGAATCTTCTGCTGGTGCAGATAGGGATTCATCACGACGGAGACAAACATGTCCACGAACTGCGCAACCTGCGTGCCCTCATTGATCGTCTGAAAGAGGACGTTGGGTGTGATTGCGTAGTCCATGAGGTACGATGCCTCCTCAATCGCCGTCTCCTCAAGCGCGCCGAAGCGAGACGTAATGACGGGGGTGTTGTACGCGAGCGACTCCAGAGTTGAGATGCCGAACGTCTCGGGGAATGCTGCGGGATAGATCGTGGCCCATGCCCCTGCGAGGCGCCGTGCAATCTCGCCCTGTGGGATGACGCCCGTGAACTCAACGTCAAGTGCCTTCAGGCGTTCATCGGCGGCGTATTTCGCTACGACATTTTCTTGCGCATCGGGCTCAGCCCCATCACGGAATCGGTAGTAGCCTCCGATGACAGTGAGCTTCGCAGCAGGGATGCGCGTCTTGATCTGCGGCCAAATCTGCTCCAACAACGGAACCATGCCCTTCGTCGCTGAGGCATTGTAGATGAACCGATAGCGGTCCTTGGCCGATACGTCCACTTCCTCAATGCGGCGCTGTATTCCGTTGCGCGTCAGGAACGTCTTCCGCTTGAGCACCTCGAAGTTCCGTCGCTTCCCGTGGTCACAATTCAGGATGTATGACGTGTGCCAATCAGAGAGGGTGAACAGTTCGGTGATGTGTCCCTGTAGGACCAAGTCCTCGACCATTTGGTCGCCGTCACAGAAGGTGTCATGGAGCCAGAGGATCTTGTGCTTCGCCTTGATCTTGGAGTAGCGCGGGTGATTGGGCAGAAACGGCTGCACTGAACGCGAGCCGATCATCACGTCAAAGTGGTGATCTCCCGCTTTGTCCAAAACAGTCAGGTCACGATACTGAACACCGTCGTAGATCCCAGGCTTTGCCCGCGAGTCGATGCACGAATTGAATACGGTTACATCAAGGCCCAACGCAGCAAGCTCCTTTGCCATGTACGTCACCGCTGACTCAGACCCACCTAGTCCGAAAGTCTCGACGGTATATCCATCATATGCCAGACCCAGCACATCAACGATAGCGATTCTCATAGCCATTTCCACTCTCAAGCGGTTCGATAAATAACGTTGAAATCCTGTACACTCTTATATAGAGAGCACCCGATGGCAACTGTTATTCTTCACAAGCGTAGTTCTGTCCCAGGACAGATTCCGCTGCCTACAGAACTTGAGCTAGGTGAGCTTGCGCTGAACGTCGCCGATGGGCGCGTGTTCATCAAGGACACGAATGACTCAATTCTGGATATCACAGGTGCAGTCTTTGTCGATGTAGTACCTCCGAGTGAACCTCTTGACGGTCAACTATGGTGGGACTCAACCGACGGCCAGTTGAAGATTTACTATGATGACGGTGTCAGTGCTCAGTTTGTTGACGTGTCCTCATCAGCCCTGGGCTATACCGGTTCACAGGGTGATGTTGGATTCGTGGGTTCTCAGGGCCTTGTCGGTTCAAAGGGCTTCACGGGTTCGCGAGGATCAGACGGTGGACTCGGTTTCGCGGGCTCGTTCGGATTCACCGGTTCGCGCGGATTCACGGGTTCATACGGTTACACCGGTTCTGCTGTCACGATCATTGTCTCGGCAGTCGCGCCGTCATCACCACTTGACGGTCAGCTGTGGTGGGACTCTGGGTTGGGTCAGCTAAAGGTCTACTACAATGACGGTACCTCATCGCAGTTCGTTGACGCGAACTCAGGAGCGATGGGCTACACAGGCTCACAGGGCGTCGGCTATACCGGCTCACAGGGTATTGGCTTCGTGGGTTCACGCGGCTTTACTGGGTTCGTCGGCTCGCAGGGCTTCACGGGTTCATACGGCTACACAGGCTCTTCTGTCACAATCCTTGTCTCAACGACTGCACCGCTTCTGCCTCTCGACGGTCAGCTATGGTGGGATTCGGGTCTAGGCCAGTTGAAGATTTGGTACAATGACGGTGTACACTCGCAGTGGGTTGACGCGAACTCAGGAGCACTGGGATTCTCGGGTTCTCGCGGTGTCATTGGCTTTACGGGATCGGGTGGTGCAACAGGTTATATCGGATCACAGGGCTTCACAGGATCAACTGGCTTTGTGGGATCGCAAGGCTTCACAGGCTCAATCGGTAATACAGGCTCGCAGGGATTCACAGGATCGCGCGGCGGCACAGGATTCGCCGGATCGCTGGGTTACACAGGATCAGTGGGTGTCACTGGATTCACGGGTTCATTCGGTCTTGCAGGACCAGTAGGCCCCGCAGGCCCCATCGGTTCAAGGGGGTTCACGGGATCGCAGGGTGTGGGCTTCACGGGATCGCGCGGTGCGGGCTTTACTGGCTCAACGGGCTATACGGGTTCATACGGATATACGGGTTCGTCAGTCACGATCATTGTCACGACGATTGCACCTGTGTCACCGTTCGATGGCCAGCTATGGTGGGATTCGTCTACGGGTCAGTTGAAGATTTGGTACAATGACGGAACACATTCCCAGTGGGTTGACGCGAACTCAGCAGCCTTGGGTTACACAGGTTCACAGGGTTATGATGGGTCATTGGGTTACACTGGATCTGCAGGTGCTGGCTTCACGGGATCACGCGGTGCAACAGGCTTCTCGGGTTCATTGGGCTTTACAGGCTCACAGGGTAATGCGGGTATCTCGGGCTTCACGGGTTCACTGGGCGGAATCGGTTTCACTGGCTCACAGGGTGTCGGCTTTACCGGCTCGCGTGGTGACGTCGGGTTCACGGGCTCCGTAGGCTTTGTAGGCTCGCGCGGATTTTCGGGCTCACTGGGATTCACGGGTTCTGCTGTCACGATCAACGTCTCAACGGCAGCACCGTCATCGCCTCTACCAGGACAACTATGGTGGGACTCGACTGACGGTCAATTGAAGATTTGGTATGATGACGGTGACACAGCGCAGTTCGTTGACGCGAACTCGGGTGCATTGGGTTACACCGGATCAGTGGGCTTCGTCGGGTCACAGGGTCTTCTTGGCTTCACAGGGTCTGCTGGGTTCACGGGATCGACCGGCTTCATCGGCTCGCGAGGATTCTCGGGCTCACTAGGATTCACTGGATCTGCAGGTGCCGGCTTCACAGGCTCGGCAGGTACTGCAGGCACTACAGGATTCACAGGATCACTGGGCTTTACTGGTTCAGCAGGCGCTGGCTTCACGGGCTCCGCGGGCGCTCCCGGCTTCACAGGATCAGGTGGTCTAGGATTCACGGGATCTGCTGGTGCGGGTTTCACGGGCTCTGTCGGGTTCGTGGGTTCTGCGGGCTTCACCGGCTCACTAGGATTCACGGGATCTGCTGGTGCGGGTTTCACGGGCTCACAGGGCGTAACAGGCTTCGTGGGTTCTCTGGGATTCACAGGTTCACGTGGTGTTACCGGCTTCAGCGGCTCCCAGGGTATTCAGGGTTTTATCGGATTCACAGGCTCCGTTGGGTTTGTGGGCTCGCAGGGCACGATCGGCTTCACGGGTTCTGCTGGTCTCACCGGATTCACAGGATCGCAGGGTACAGCAGGATCGACAGGCCCAACGGGTGGACTAGGATATACAGGCTCGGCGTCAACGACGACCATGACGGCCTTCGATATTCGCACGCTCCACCCATCGGATCTTGCGGCATCGAGCATGTCCTTCGGTTTCACATCATGGAACAATGATAGCGCGTCACCATACGCCGACTATCTCTTGTTCCGCTCATTCTCTGATTCATCGGGCGGCAGTGATAATCTGCTCACACTCCGCAAGGACACGTTCGGCCTTCGCGTCTGGCAACAGGCGTATGGTTCGTCAACGGCGTTCACGACATTCAAGGATGTTGCATGGTCTGACGGTTCAAATGCATCGGGTACATGGGGCATCAGCATCACGGGTAATGCTGCGAACATCACGGCGTACACGATCAACCAGAATCTTGGGACGTCAAATACTCCGCAATTCAGTTCGCTCGGAGTAGGAACGGCTGCATCAGGTACAGCAGGTGAAATTCGTGCAACGAACGAAGTGACCGCGTACTACTCAGACGAACGTCTGAAGAAGTTCCTCGGACGTATTCCCGATGCATTGCACAAGGTGCTCTCGCTGAACGGTTACTACTTCCAGATGAATGATACGGCACGCGAGTTGGGCTATACAAATGAGAAGATACAGGTCGGTGTGTCTGCACAAGAAGTGCAGGCTGTGCTACCACAAGTTGTGGTACCGGCTCCGATTGACGATAAATACTTGACTGTTCGGTACGAGAAGTTGGTTCCCCTGCTCATTGAGGCAATCAAGGAACTGACAGGCCGAGTCATTGAACTGGAGAATCTAAATGGCGGCTCTTAATTTCCCTTCATCACCTGCACTCAATGACACGTACTCCGCGAATGGTCGGGTCTTTAGGTGGAACGGTGTAAGCTGGGTCAATGTTACAATTGGCCCCGTAGGCTTCACAGGATCTGCGGGGCCCGCAGGAGGCTTCACTGGTTCCGTAGGAGCGAACGGCTTCACAGGATCACAGGGCCCTGCGGGCGGCTTTACGGGATCGGCAGGATTCACAGGCTCGCGAGGATTCTCGGGCTCACTAGGCTTCACGGGATCTGGTGGTGCTGGCTTCACAGGATCTGCAGGTACGAACGGCTTCACAGGATCGCAGGGCCCTGCAGGTGGCTTCACAGGCTCAGCGGGCTTCACGGGCTCAGCGGGGTCTACCGGCTTCACAGGATCTGCAGGAGGTCTAGGATTCACCGGTTCGGCAGGCGCGGGCTTCACGGGATCAGCAGGCACAGCGGGAGGTCTAGGATTCACCGGCTCGGCAGGCGCGGGCTTCACAGGATCGGCGGGCTCTGTCGGCTTCACGGGTTCTGCCGGTGCGGGATCACTACCCGCAGTCAGCACATTTGGACAATCGGCAGCGATAACGCTCACATCATCATCACCGCAAATTCAAATCTGGAATCCGGGAACTACTTTTAGCGTAACGCTTCCGCTCGCAAATTCAGTGTCAGCCGGATTTCAATTTTACTTTATCAACGTCAGTGGCTCTGTTACCTTCAATCAAGCCACACAGGGATCAGACACCATGCAGGACGGCGTCAATAGTGGTCTAACATTGCGCTCACAGGGGTCGGGCTCGCGTGGTGGATTTGTATCCGATGGTGTGTCAAAGTGGATCCGCTTCTTGTAAATTAACTCTCAGAGAATCATCATGCCTACAGCACTAAACTTTCCGGCATCACCTGCACTCAATGACACGTACTCAGCAAACGGCCGCATCTTCAAGTGGGATGGCCAAAGCTGGGTTAACGTCACAGTAGGTCCGACCGGTTTCACGGGTTCGTCTGGGTCTAACGGCTTCACAGGATCCTCGGGTCCTGCTGGTGGCTTCACGGGCTCAGCCGGTGTCATTGGCTTCACGGGTTCAGGCGGCCAAGGCTTTACCGGTTCGGCGGGCGCGGGTTTCACGGGATCTGCGGGTGCAGCGGGTACAGCAGGTGCTACCGGCTTTACTGGATCTGTAGGCTTCACCGGATCACAAGGAGTTGGCTTCACAGGATCTGCAGGCGCGGGTTTCACGGGCTCGGCAGGCGCAACAGGTTTCACTGGTTCGGGCGGTCTAGGATTTACGGGTTCTGCGGGTGCAGGTTTCACAGGATCACAGGGCGTGACGGGCTTTGTTGGGTCATCAGGATCACCGGGCGGCTTCACCGGGTCTGCAGGCTTTACCGGCTCTGCTGGCACAAACGGTTTTACAGGTTCAGCCGGTTCGGGCTTCACGGGTTCAGCGGGATCACCGGGTGGCTTCACGGGCTCGGCAGGAGCGATCGGCTTCACGGGTTCAGCGGGGGCAGGTGCTGTGAATGCAGTTGTCACCACATCGACGTACTCTGACCCCTCATGGCTCACAGCACTTGCGGGCTCAAAGATCACAGGTAATATTTCGGGTAATGCTGCGAACATCACGGCGTACACGATCAACCAGAATCTGGGCACAACCGATTCTCCAACATTCGCAAATGCAACATTCTCGGGCGGTATCACAGCGCACAGTCTTGCCCCGAGCATGTCTAGCACAGTTCAGACTACGGTTGTAACACTCACAGCATCAGATCCCGAAATTCAGCGGTGGAACCCCGCTACAACATTTGCAGTCCTGCTCCCACTCGCGAATACAGTCCCTGCAGGTCGTGGATTTACGTTCGTGAATTACAGCGGTTCGGTCACATTCAATCAGCAGACACAGGGTTCAGATACTATTCAGGATGCGGGCAACACTGTGACACTCCGCTCGTCAACGAGTGGTTCACGCGCAAGGCTTGTCTCTGATGGTGTCTCTCAGTGGATTCGCACCCAGTAAGACACTATATAATTCAAACCCCAACACTGTGAGATAGTATGTCTGAGAAAGAATTTGTGCTGGCGAATCATCAGATCATTGCGATTGTACCAATCCTGCAGGCGCTGAATCCGACGAGTCTTCCTATCGGACTAGCATGGGATATCACCCTGACCCTGCAGGCGTTGTCACCAATGCTGCCTGTCTACAGTTCGCACTACGATCGGATCAAAGAGAAGTACGCACTTCGACATAAGGTCGATGAAGGTGTGGGCGCGATTGTTCTGGGACGCGATGCGGAAGGTGCTGAAGTTCCCGGAACGTTCCAGGTCTTGACTGAACTCACCCCCGCATTCCTCGCCGACCTCGAAGTGTTGAACTCACAGACGACAACGTTCCTGAATGTCGGTATTAAGATCGCAGATTTCCCCAAGGACTTCTGCCTTGAACCCGAGAAGTTGCAGGCCCTGTCTCCCATCATCATTCGGTAATCACCAATGGCCGTTACAACACGTCAGGAGTTGGTCGAGTATTGCCTACGCCGTCTCGGAGCACCCGTCATTGAAATCAATGCCGATATGGACCAACTCAATGACCGAGTAGATGATGCGCTCCAGTTCTTCCGGGAGTACCATTATGACGGTGTTGAGCGGATGTTCCTCAAGCAGGCTGTCCACGGGTCGTCGCTTACAATCGACTCAGACGGACGCCTGGATGAGAACGATCAGGTTATACCTGCAAACACCGCCGACTACATCATCGGCGAAACGATTGTCGGCCAAGCATCGGGATTCAAGGCGCGTGTCAAGGGCTATGTGTCATCGACGGTCATGTCCATCGACCTGATTGATGACTCAGGTTGTGCACCGGGTGTGTCGAACTTCACAACAGGCGAAGTCATTCATGGACTTCATTCAGGCGCACAGTGGGGCGCAGCATCACCCGGATCTATCGGCGCGATTGAGCGTGGCTACATTGACGTGCCCGATTCTGTAATTGGTGTTATTCGGGTATTCCCAATCGGTGCAACAATCGGTGGCAACGCCGCGGGTAACATCTTCGACGTAATGTACCAGTTCCGTCAGAACGACATGTACAACCTGCTGTCATCGGACATGATCTATTACGATCAGGTCAAGCAGCATCTTGATATGCTGGAGCAGATGTTCGTGGGCGATAGGTCATTGCGGTACAACCGAAAGATGAATCGGATCTTCATCGACATGAATTGGAGAGAGTCCCTGACGGACGGCCAGTTCCTCATTGTCGAGTGCTACCGAATCCTTGACCCTACTGATTGGCCAAAGATTTACGACGACATGTTCCTCAAGAAGTATCTCACGGCTCTGTTCAAGCGGCAGTGGGGAGAGAACCTCATCAAGTTCGCGGGCATTCAGCTTCCCGGTGGTGTCACACTGAATGGTGATATCATCTATGAGAAGGCTGTAGCCGAAATCAAAGAAATCGAGGATGACGTGCGCTCGCGCTTTGAGATGCCCGCAGAGCCTTTCATGATTGGGTAGGACTGATACAACGGATGCTGCGACTCTGTGAGCCACAGCATTTCATTAATGATTCAAAGTAGATCATCATGAGGGGTTATGCAGTATCTACATGAACCCAGACACTCGTAAGTTAGCTGGAGTCAAGCCCTCACGCAAGCCCTTTCAACGACTCAGGTTGTCCATTCGTGCCTATCAATCCCTTCTTTCAGAGCGGTCTTGGAATCGGTGTTTCTTCGGAACAGCGGCTCATTGAGGACCTCATCATCGAGAGTCTGAAAATCTATGGGCATGAAGTGTTCTACCTACCGCGCACACAAGTGGACGTAGACGAGATTTTCCTTGAGTCTACAATGTCGAAGTTCACTCGGGCGTATCCGATTGAGATGTACATGAACAACGTTGCGGGCTTCGAAGGCTCGGGTGAGCTATTCTCCAAGTTCGGCATTCAAGTGACAGACCAGGCAACGTTCGTTGTCGCGCGTCGTCGGTGGGAAGAGAACGTCCTCCAGACACTTGAGTTCGTGCTTCCACCTCGTCCGCTTGAAGGCGACTTGCTCTACTTCCCGCTGACGCGCTCCTTCTTTGAAATCAAGTTCACACAGCACCTCAACCCATTCTACCAACTCAGCAAGTTCTACGTGTACTCACTCCAGTGCGAGCTATTCACGTACTCCTCAGAATTGGCGCAGACGGGCAACGAGGAGATCGACGGTCTTCTCAATGGGCAGTCGCAGGATCAGGCTGCGCATCAGGTCTTGGATGAGGCAGGTGAGCCGATGCTCAATGAGAATGATGCACCGATTCTCATTGATGATCCTCGCGTGTCCCCGTTCGACCAGTCGGACGTGTTTCAGCAGAGTGGTGACGGCATCATTGATTTCTCGGAACACAATCCTCTTGGTGGTGTCTAATGTTCAAGAACATCTACTTCTACCACGAAGGATTCAAGAAGGCCGTCACTGCTTTCGGAACCATCTTCAATTCGATTCAGGTGTATCGTGAGTCGGTAACGGATCAGCGGTCGCAGTCCATTGCGGTTCCTATTGGGTATGGGCCTAAGCAGAAATGGATCGCGCGTGCCCGGGAAGCGCCGACGCTCACAGAGGGTCGCGCGCGGGTTGAAATCACACTGCCGCGCATGGGGTTTGAAATCACGTCGGTCAAATATGACGCCGAGCGAAAGCTGACACAGTTGCGCCAGATTGCACGAGGCAATCAGACGGCGTACGTGTCAACCCCGTACAATATCGGATTCTCACTTTCGATCATGGCCCGCAATCAGGATGACGGGCTACAGATTGTTGAGCAGATCCTTCCGTACTTCTGTCCTGATTTCTCCGTCTCAATGAAGGAACTGCCCGAGCTAGGCATCACTCGCGACTGGCAGTTGATCCTTGATGACACGGCCTATTCTGAGGACTACGAGGGATCATTCGGCGAGAAGACCATCATGCTCTGGGATCTCATGTTCACCATGAAGATCAACCTCTGGGGCCCTGTTGCGAATGCAGCGCGGATCAAGAAGGTCATTCAGAACATCTACGCCGATTCGATTGGTGACGTTACATCGGATACGTTCCACGAGACGATCCGCACGACACCTATCCCGCTCAGTGCAGAGTACACGGATAGATTCGACTTCTTGCAGGAGTTCTTGGGTGGCTCGGGTGACCTGACGAATCTGATTCTGTTTGATTCGCTAGTGCGGTCTGATGCATCCCTCGGACTCGCGCAGCAGGGTGGGCACATGTTTGTGAATGTAAGTAATGCCATGATGGGTACCACAGAAGGTGCAACGGGTGAGGATATCACGCTGCCCCTGACTGAAGCGAAGATTGTTACGGGCCGTGTTGATACAGATATGGAAGTCACTGTGGCCACATTGCCCACGGGCATTGCACCTACGGGCGGCACTGATGCCCATACATTCTTGGCGCCTCGATATGTCGATGCCAATAACTCCATCGAAGTGCGTCTCCATGTTGATACGGCGAGCCCAACAGGCTATAGTCTGAGTGTCCATGTATTCGATTCGATCAATGGTGACAGCGTTCTAAGTAATGTGACAGTGGCACCACACGATGGATCGGTGCTCCGCGTCATTACGGTGGGTACGCAAATTGATGCATGGCTCAACGGTGTGATTGTGTGCTCCGTGAATGAAACACGACACGGAGAGGCGACAGCACAGGCATTCGGCATCTGGCAGCCCAATTCAACTGACACACCTGTGCAGCTTACTGGTCTTAGAATCATGGAGCCCTAATGGGGACGTTTGAGAAGTTGGACGCGAAGTTTGATCTACCTGAAGCGCCGTCTGAGCCGATGGCGCTTGCCGTGCAGGAGGAAGCACCGATCGTCCACGTGTCCGTCGAACCTGAAGACCCCATCCAGCAGGATGCAGAGCGTGCCCGAGATACGATCCACGAATTGATCGACAAGGGACTTGACGCGGTCGATACCATGCTCGCGATTGCGAAGCAGTCGGATCATCCTCGCGCGTTTGAAGTGACAGGTCAGCTTGTCAAGACGGTTTCGGAACTCGCCAAGGATCTTCTTGTCCTGCAGAAGCAGGCCAAGGAACTCCGCGAGGGACCTACACCCGAGAAGAATAAGGGTGTCATCAACCAGCACAACAATACGACCAACGTCGTGTTCGCGGGAACGACGCGCGAACTGTTTGAGGCTATGCGAAAGAATCGGGAACAGATCCCCGAGGCATTCGCAGAGGTTGTTGAGTAATGTCTGATACTATTCCTCGTGGCACGGGGCCGGGGACATGGAGATTGATTCTCCTTGATGCAAATGGCGATCATCCTCGTTGGTCGGCAGTTGTATTCTGTCCCGAATGCGAACGTCCACTATGTCTTGTGCATCACACGATTTCCCCCGAAGGGCAGGTCTCGCCTTCAATTGGTCATCCTGATTCATACCTTCGTGAGGATGGAACAGCCTGTGCTTGGCATCCAACTCCGAGACTTCTCGATTGGCCCAACGAAGACAATCCATCACCGCAACCACTGCACACCTGCGCAAGATGTATGGCGTCTTCCAGATCATTGGGTGGTTGGGGCACGTGGGGACAGCCCGGGATTATTTGCGTCAGTTGTGTCAAAGACGTACATAGGAAATAGGTTATGGTAGAAGCAGAACTAGTCGAAACGGAATATCGTGAGGCGTGGGATGATGACGAGTATCAAGAATCATCGTCCTTCAAGGGCAATCCGAATCTCAAGCCTGTAGGATACCAGCACCAATTCACGACGGATCAGATCCGTGAGATTGAACGGTGCCAACGGGATCCTATCTACTTCATTGAGAACTATTGCCACATCACCTCGCTTGATCGTGGCCTCGTCAAGTTCAAGCTGTACGACTGCCAGAAGAAGAAGGTGCTCGCGATCCTCGGTAACCGAAAGGTTATCATCATGGAGCCGCGACAGAACGGCAAGTCGATTACGGCCGCTGCCTGCATTCTCCATTACGTACTGTTCCAAGATCGAAAGTCTGTCGCCATCCTCGCGAACAAGGGCGACTCGGCGCGCGAAGTCATGGATCGTCTGCAACTCATGTATGAGATGCTCCCCATCTGGCTCCAGCAGGGTATCGTCACCTGGAACAAGGGCGACATTAAGCTAGAGAATGGATCGAAGGTCTTCACTGCGGCGACGACCTCTTCCGGTATTCGAGGCAAGTCTGTCAATTGGCTCTACGTTGACGAGGCTGCCATCATCCCGAACAACGTCGCTGAAGCGTTCTTCGCGTCTGTCATCCCGACGATCTCCTCGGGTGAGACCACGAAGATGCTCATTACGTCCACTCCACTGGGCTACAATCACTTCTGGAAGTTCTGGAATGAAGCGGGTGGGAATGGAGGAGAGAATAAGAACGGCTTTGTGCCTATTCAGATTCACTACTGGGAGATTCCCAACCGTGACGAGAAGTGGGCTGAGGAGCAACTGAAGTCGCTCCAGGAAGTCAAGTTCAATCAGGAAGTGCTGTGCCAATTCTTGGGATCATCGTACACGCTTATCTCGGGTCGTGCGCTCGGGCAAATGTCCTCGACCGAGCCTATCTTTGCCGATGAGGATGGATACTTGGCCGTGTACGAACAGCCCATGCTAGATCGGATCTACACGATCATTGTGGACACATCCCGTGGTGTGGGAGGCGACTATTCGGCTGTCTCGGTTATCGACGTAACGGAAGTTCCGTACAAGATGGTCGCGAGGTACCGCTCCAACTCAATCTCACCCCTGCTCTTTCCGAATGTCATCTGGCGCCTCGCTAAGGACTACAACAATGCCTGGGTTCTTGTTGAGTCAAACGACATTGGCGCACAGACGGCAAACATCCTCTATTCGGATCTTGAGTACGAGAACGTCTTTGCGACGGGTCAGGAAAAGAAGCAGACCTATATCTCAGGGGGCTTCGCCAAGTCGTCCGATCTGGGCGTTCGTACAACCAAGACGGTGAAGCGTCAGGGATGCTTTGCTATCAAGACACTGGTTGAGGAGTTCAAGATCCAAATCCCTGACGCGGTTACGATCATGGAGTTCTCGACGTTCGTTGAGAAGAATGGATCCTATCAGGCTGATGAAGGTTATCACGACGACATGGCCATGACCCTGGTCCTGTTTGGGTGGCTCACGACCAATCAGTTCTTCAAGGAACTGACCAATGTCGATATGCGGACGCGGATCTTTGAAAATCAAATGCAGCAAATTGAGGATGAAATGACGCCATTCGGTATCATTGATCGAGGTGATCCTGAGGAGTCGTTCGTTGAGGATGGTGATATCTGGAACATCGACAAGACAGTGGAAGGTTATTGGTGAAGCTCCGAAAACGATAAATAGTTGCACGCTCAGTCCAAATTAACGACCGTGCAGTTGAATTGAATCACACATAGGAGATCACCAATGGCTTTCCAAGTATCCCCAGGTGTGCAGATCAATGAACAGGACCTAACCAACATCGTTCCCGCAGTCGCCGCAACAACGGGTGGCTACGTCGGACCGTTCGTCTGGGGTCCCGTCATGGATGTGCAGACCGTTACTGACGAGGCTCAGCTAGTTAGCGAGTTTGGACGTCCTGTGACGGCTATTGCCGCGTCATGGTTGTCGGCTGCCAACTATCTGTCATATGCGAATCAGCTCAAGCTGGTGCGCGTCGTCGGCGCGGCTGCGAAGAACGCAGTTGCATCAGGTACTGCAATCCTCATCAAGAACCTTGATGACTGGGACAACAACTTCTCGACCGGTGCAGCATCAGTCGGACACGTCGCTGCGAAGTGGGCCGGTACCCTAGGCAACTCGCTACAGGTGTCGGTCGCTGACGGCGTGTCGTGGCTCATTACCTTGACGGGTACCGTAGCAGCAAACACGTCTTCCAAGACTGTCTCGGGTACAGGCACAGCATTCTTGACTGAGACGCACGTCGGTGCAGTCATCCTGAACTCAGCGAACGCTGTGGTCGGTGTCGTTGCGTCCATTGCATCGGACAACTTGCTCACGCTTGCTGCAAACGCACGGATCACGCTTGTCGGTTCTACGATCAAGTCGAAGTGGGCGTACGCCGCACAGTTCGATTCACAGCCAACTACGTCCGCATCCGTTGCGCGCGCGGGTGGCTCGCTTGATGAAATGCACATCATTGTCCTTGACAAGACGGGTGCATGGACGGGTACTGCTGGTACGATCCTTGAGAAGTTTGCATTCGTGTCGAAGGCATCTGATGCCAAGACCGAGCAGGGCTCGACCAACTACTACAAGAATGTGCTTCGTGGCTCGCGCTACATCTGGTGGATGGGTCATCCGTCAGTAGGTACGGACTGGGGTACACTCGCGTCCGCATCGGGTGCCGCATATGATTCGCTACCGTCTCCACTCGTCACCACGCTCTCGGGCGGTGTTGATGATCTGGCTCCTTCGGATGCGTCAATCATGCTTGGCCTCGACCTCCTCAGCGACCCAGAGACGATTGACGTTTCGTTGCTCTTCCAGGGTCCCGCTTCGGCGACGGTCGGTCAGTACATCATCCAGATTGCAGAAGCACGCAAGGATTGCATCGGTTTCGTTTCACCGTTGCTGTCGTCTGTGCTGAACAACATCGGCAACGAGTCGGAATCGGTTCTCGCCGACCTCGATGCTTTCTCGGTCAATTCATCGTACGGCTTCATGGACTCAGGTTGGAAGCAGCAGTACGACAAGTACAACGACACACTTCGCTGGGTTCCGCTGAACGCGGACATGGCGGGTCTGACTGCTCGTACTGAACTGACCAACGATGCGTGGTGGTCACCAGCAGGCTTTAACCGCGGCGTCGTCAAGAACGTGGTGAAGCTCGCATGGAACCCGAAGAAGGCCTATCGCGACGAACTGTACAAGGCGGGCGTCAATCCGGTTGCTTCATTCCCGGGTGAAGGCACTGTCCTCTACGGCGACAAGACGATGCTCACGAAGCCGTCGGCGTTTGGCTTCATCAACGTGCGTCGTCTGTTCATCGTCCTTGAGAAGGCGATTGCTGTCGCAGCTAAGTATCAGTTGTTTGAGTTCAACGACACCTTCACTCGCGCGCAGTTCCGCAACATGGTCGAACCTTTCCTTCGGGATATCAAGGGGCGTCGTGGTGTCACTGATTTCGAGGTTGTGTGCGATAGCACGAACAACACGGGAAGCGTGGTTGACCGCGCTGAGTTTGTGGCGGACATTTACGTGAAGCCGAACCGTTCGATCAACGGCATTACGCTCAACTTCATCGCAGTCCGCTCGTCGGTCAGCTTTGAAGAAATCATCGGCGGCTAATCAAACCCTAGGAGAACATAGTGGATATCAACGAATTTAAGTCTCGCTTGGGTGCTGGTGGTGCTCGTCCGAACCAGTTCCTCGTCACACTCACGTTCCCTACAGCAGTCGGCGCGTCCGCTGGCCAGGATTCACTCCTGGTCACAGCGGCGTCGATTCCTGCATCGAACGTCAACGCCACGATCATTCAGTACCGCGGTCGTGAGGTGAAGTTTGCGGGTGAGCGCACATTCGATCCGTGGGTGATTACGATTGCCAACGATACGTCGATGCGTCTCCGCACGCTCTTTGAGCGTTGGTCTGACCTCATGAACAACCGTCTGAACAACGGCGGCGAGATTACGCCTGCGCTGTACATGGCTGATCTTCAGGTTGACCAGCTTGACCGCAACGATGCAGTCATTCGGTCCTATCAGATCAAGGATGCGTTCCCAGTGAACGTGTCTGAAATCGCGTTGGCGTATGCCCAGAATGACGTAATTTCTGAGTTCCAGGTGACGCTACAGTACCAGTGGTTCGAAGCGAAGCCGCAGTAGTCTCACCCTAGCGTAAGGATAACACATGCTGTCCTTCAGTGAGTTTCTGACTGAATCCTACGGCTCGGTCGCTGCGTCTGTTGCAAAGAAAAAGGCGGAACACCCAGAGCACTATTGCAGTCATTCAAAGTGTCTCTGGCGCATTGCGGATCGTGATGGTAACATCACGACACCGTGCAAGAGCACGAAGCACCCGCAACCCTGGCCGCCCAAGCCACCTGAGAAGAAGGAATAGATCATGGACATTTTCGGCTACAATCTGAAAGTCTCTCGGAAGCCGGTACAATCGGAACCCTCGATTGTACCGCCTACCGACGATGGTACAATTGACATTGCCGTTCCGGGTACGGGCTATGCAGGATACTACGGCACGTACCTAGACCTCGATGGTGCTGCGCGCTCCGATCAGGAGCAGATCAAGCGGTATCGCGACATTGCAATGATGCCTGATGTGGACTCGGCGATTGAGGATATCGTCAACGAGGCCATTGCTGCACTGGAGAACGAGGAGCCTGTCAAGATTGACCTTGAGCAGACCGAACTCTCTGAGTCCATCAAGAAGAAGGTTGATGAGGAGTTCAAGAACATCCTCAAGATCATGCGCTTCCGTATTCGGGGTCATGATTACTTCCGTCGTTGGTACATCGACGGTCGCCTGCACTTCCATAAGGTGATCGACACGAAGGCACTGAAGGACGGCATCAAGGACATTCGCTACATCGACGGTCGCAAGATTCGGAAGGTACGCGAAATCATCAAGGATCGCGATCCGATTACGGGTACCGAAATCATCAAGGGGACGCGTGAGTTCTACGTCTATGATGAACGTGGCACCTACGCAACGCGGACGCCTGCGATTCAGCCGACGGCAACGAACGCACCCGTTCACATCATGCCCGACGCCATCGCATACGCGCCGTCTGGTCTTGTGGATCAGGAGCGCAACATGGTCCTCTCGTATCTGAACAAGGCGATCAAGCCTGCCAATCAGTTGCGGATGGCCGAGAATGCGGCGCTCATCTATCGTCTTGCTCGCGCGCCTGAGCGCAGGATCTTCTACATCGACGTGGGCAATCTGCCGAAGGCCAAGGCAGATCAGTTCCTGAAAGACACGATGATGAAGTACCGGAACAAGATGACGTATGACGCCACGACCGGTGAAGTGCGTGACGACAAGAAGTTCATGTCCATGTTGGAAGACTTCTGGCTCCCGCGTCGTGAAGGCGGCAAGGGTACTCAGATTGAGACGCTCCCGGGTGCACAGAACCTCGGCGAGATGGGCGACATTGAATACTTCCGCGACCTGTTGTACACGTCGCTGAATGTGCCGTCCTCACGCCTCAAGGAAGCAGGCGGCATGAACTTCGGTCGTGCTGCGGAGATCACCCGCGATGAACTCAAGTTCACCAAGTTCGTAGGAAAGCTGCGTACACGGTTCTCGGTCCTGTTCTTGGACCTGCTCCGCACGCAACTCATCCTCAAGGGTATTTTCACTGACCAGGATTGGCTTGAAAACGAGCCGCTCATTCTGTTCAAGTATGCTGAGGATGCGTACTACACGGAATCGAAGCAGCAGGAGATTCTCCGCGCTCGCTTTGAACTGCTCACGATTGCGGCACAGTTCCAGGGTCAGTTCGTCTCCAAGGCGTACATCTGGAAGAACATCATGCAATTGACAAAGGAAGAAATTGCAGAGATGCAATCGGAGATTGATTCGGAACCGCCACCCCCAATGTTGGGCTTGCAGGGCATGGGCCCTGGACTCCCAGGCGGCATCGCGGGTCCGAATGCACCACAACTACCACCGCAGGCTCCTGGACCCAAGGCTAAGGGACCCCAGCCCGCTCAACCTGTAGAAGGCTAAATACTATGGACGAAAGACTGACAGCACTCGTAGACAACATCCTTGCAGGGAACACTGATGCAGCGACCCCGCTCTTCTCCGAAATCATGGACGACCGTGCGTCGGCTGTGATTGACGGTATGAAGGCCGATGTGGCCGCGTCGATCTTCTCTGCACCCGCAACAGAAACAACGGAGAATTAAGGTGAAGAGATTCAGCGAACTACTCACTGAGGCCGCGCTGCCCAAGAAGGAACCTGCGAAGAAAGCAGAACCGACTCCCACCGAGTCCGCTGAATCGCTTTCCAAGAAGGCAGTGAACACCTCGCGCACGGCCGATCAGGCGCCATCAACGGCCCCGTATGCTGACCAGCATGCGGCACACCTTGCTGCGGCTGACGCGCACCATGAAGCGGCCAACGCCCATGTGGGTGCATCGCAGGGAAACGCTAAGGCTGGGTATCCCGAACTGCATGCCATGCACGCACAGACACACCGCTCAGTTGCGCGCAACCATGAGCGTGCCGCAGCCGTGTATGCGATGGGTGCTGCACAGTCGAAGCCCAAGACGGTCAAGGAAGAAGCGGACCTGACTGAGGCACTTGAGATTATCACTGAACTCAAGAAGGATACACTGGCGTCGTATGTCACGAAGGCCGCGGGTGCCGTTGATGCGGCCTCACATGCTTCGACCACGGCTCGCGCGAGTGCGAAGAATGCAAAGACGTCCGGGTTCGCGAAGCACATGGATCGTGCTGCGAACTATCAGACGTCCATCAAGAACAAGCGGCTGAAGGGCATCGCGACCGCCGTCAATAAGCTTGCCGAAGAACTCTGTGAGGCACATGACGGTATTGATGCTGGGCTCGCCTCTCTTGAAGAAGCCGTTGTTGCAGCACGTGGCCCTCGTCCCGCATATGATGCATCGGCTGATATCGAAGCTGGTAAGAAGCGTTTGGCACAGCGGAAGGCCGCACATCTCGCGACACTCTCACGTCCTCCCGCTAAGGTGAAGATGGGTCTGAGCGATGAAGCAAAGGCCGCCCGCGAAGCAGCCAAGAAGGACATGCGGGAAGAGTATCTGACCGAGCTATCGAAAAAGACGCTTGCGTCATACACGAAGAAGGCGGCTATGTCAATGGCAAGTTCTCTCATCCACAATAAGGATGAGAAGGCACTCAAGCGCCTGAAGGGCATCAACAAGTCAACGACGAAGCTGTCGGAAGAGGTGTTGGAAGAGGGCACCAAGGACATTGATCACCTCACCCTGCGTGCATCAAAAGGCCCCAAGGGTGAGACGCGATTCCATGATAAGAACGGGCCCATCACGGGCAAGACGTACGCCGAGATGAAGGCCCATGTGCAGAAGGCACAGGAGTTGCGCGTGCAGCGTTCGGCCGCCAAGAACGTGACGGAAGAGCATCACACACAGTACGAAATGAACCTACGCGCAGAACGGCTGAAGCGAGTTGGTGAACGCTTTCGCAAGGCGATGGGTCAGGACATTCCCAATCCGGTAGAGGACTAACCGATGGCAAAGACAGCACTCAAAATTACGGCGCAGAATGCGGTCATTCGCTGCACAGGTGCAGCGACACACACGATCACGATGGCGTCGATTGTGTCGCCGCGTCAGACCGCAGTGGTAGCGCCTACTGCGACAATCAAGGGTATCAAGTGGACTGTGCCCGTCGGCGCAACGGCGTCGATCACCCGCAACGCCGTTCTGCTGTATGACTTCCCTGCAGGCTCATGGGGTTGCTTCGACTTCACGAACTACACGGACAATGAAGGCAAGGGGTCCTCAATCGTTATCACGATTACGGGCAACGCCGCTGTCATCGTTGAACTGTCGAAGGATTCAGGATGGGGCGATGAAGCACACATGAACCAGAGCGAGCTAGGATAATGAAACTCATTAAGGAACTGACCGAAGAGGTTGAGTTCGTCCTCGAAGAGGTTGGCGGCAAGAAGAATTACTTCATTGAAGGAAACTTCATTCAGGCCAATCTCAAGAATCGGAACGGACGCTACTATCCCAAGGAGAACATCCAGGAAGAAGTGAACCGTTACATCACCGAACGCATTACCCCGCGTAATGCGTTCGGTGAACTCGGACACCCTGCTGGCCCGACGATCAATTTGGATCGTGTCTCCCACATGATTGTTTCTCTCACCGAGAACGGCGACAATTGGGTGGGTAAGGCCAAGCTTCTCGACACCCCGATGGGCAAGATCGCCAAGTCACTTTTGGACGAGGGCGCCAAGCTGGGCGTGTCGTCACGTGGGCTTGGAACGGTCAAGTCGGGACAGGTACAGAAGGACTTCAAGCTTGCAACGCCCGCTGACATTGTGGCCGATCCGTCGGCGCCTGATGCGTTCGTGCATGGTATCATGGAAGGCAAGGAATGGATCCTTGAAAATGGCGTGTGGTCTGAGCGTCAGGTCGATGAGGCATACGACTTGATTTCGGAAACACCGTCACGCGATCTGGCTAAGGTGCGTGTCGAATTGTTTGAATCGTTCATCAATTCGTTGTAAATCGGATCGGTTATAAATAAATCACGAATCTTTGCACATTCTCAGGGAGATACTCAATGTCCAAGTCAGTTGAAAGCAAGATCCTCGAAATCCTGAATGAAGGATATCCGGGTGCCGGTAAGGTGAAGGAGACTGAGCCGATGGCTCAGGGTTCCTCACAGCGTACCGCAACCGCGTCGATGGGCGTGAAGGGTGCTCCGTCGGAGCCGAAGCCCGCTAATGCACCTGCAGCAGGTGTCGCCGTCAAGGAAGACAAGCCGATGAAGCAGGGTTCATCGAAGGATGCAGAGCACGAAGACCTCGGTACGGATGAGGCAGGCAAGAAGGCCGCAGCAAAGCAGAGCAAGCAGCCTGTTCCGACTGCGAAGGGCGCGGGTCCTGCGAAGGACTTCGTGACCGTTGCTGATCCGACCACAGTCATCAGTCAGACGTCCAATAAGGGCAACGTCGTCAAGGAAGAGAAGGTCACTGTCGAACTCGACAAGGATGACGACGATGACAAGGATGACGACAAGAAGGGCGACAAGAAGGACAAGAAGGATGACGACAAGAAGGACGGCAAGAAGAAGCTGTTCGGTGAAGGCCTCGACGTTGCCAACTTCTTTGAGTCTGACGCTTCGCTGACCGAGGAGTTCAAGGTCAAGGCCAAGAGCCTGTTCGAGGCGGTTGTCACGGCTCGCGTCTCTGCACTTCGCGAGGAGCTGGAGACGGAAGTTGCACAGGAAGCGGCCACGGCCGTTGCTGTCATCAAGGAGGATCTCGTCGCCAAGCTTGACACGTACCTGACGCTTGTGACCGAAGAGTGGCTCAAGGACAACGTCGTTGCTGTTGAAGCAGGCGTGCGTCATGAGATTTCGGAGAACTTCATGCTTGGCCTCAAGACGTTGTTTGAGACCAACTACATCGAAGTGCCTGCCGAGAAGGTTGATGTTGTCGGTCAGATGACCGAAGAAATCGCAGGTCTGGAGGCGAAGCTCACCGAGTCTGTTGACGCGGCGGCTGAACTTCAGGCACAGATCACCGAGCTTCAGAAGGCTCAGGTGCTTGCAACGATGACTGAGGGGCTTGCACAGACCGAAGTCGAGCGGCTCACGCAGCTGGTTGAGGACGTCACATTTGAATCCGCAGACCTCTACAAGAGCAAGCTGACCGTCATCAAGGAAACGTACTTCCCGAAGGCAAACTCGACTGGATCGAGCATCTTGACGGAGGAGATCACGGCTCCTGAGACGCAGGAAGTGTCAGCGGTCATTCAGAGTTACGTGGCGGCAATTGATCGCCTCGGGCGATAATCGGCTGAAGTTGCCGAAAGTATAAATATCTTCAACGAGCTTCAAACAAACCTAAGGAGACTGGAAATGTTTCTGTCAGAAGAAAAGATGGCACAGTGGGCCCCGGTGCTAGATCACCCGCAGCTTGGTGCTATCAAGGACAACTATCGCCGTAACGTTACGGCCATGTTGCTTGAGAATCAGGTTCGCGCGAACGCGGAAGAGCGCCAGATGCTTATGGAGTCGGCGCCTACCAATAACATCAGCGCAACGCCTGGTATCGACAAGTACGACCCCATCCTTATCAGCATGGTTCGTCGTTCGCTGCCGAACTTGATGGCGTATGACGTTGCTGGCGTTCAGCCGATGAGCGGCCCAACAGGCCTCATCTTCGCGATGAAGTCGCGTTACTCGGGCGGTTCGGATCGTACAGCGGCAACGGAAGCGTTGTTCAACGAAGCCGACACGTCGTTCTCGGGTCAGGGCACGCATCGCGGTACGGATGCTGGTGCAATTGGCTTCACGGGTTCACAGGCGTACTCGACGGGTACGGCACTCTCGACAGCAACCGCTGAAGCAATGGGTTCGTCGGGCGGCACGGCATTCAACGAAATGTCATTCACCATCGAAAAGACGACGGTGACGGCGCAGTCGCGTGCTCTGAAGGCTGAGTACACGATTGAGTTGGCGCAGGATCTGAAGGCCGTTCACGGTCTTGATGCTGACAGCGAGCTTGTCAACATTCTCTCGCAGGAAATTCTTGCCGAGCAGAACCGCGAAGTCATTCGTACAATCTACAAGGTTGCTAAGACGGGTTCGCTCGCGACAGCAGTGGCAGGAACGTTTGACCTTGACGTTGACTCAAACGGCCGTTGGTCTGTTGAGCGTTTCAAGGGCCTGATGTTCCAGCTTGAGCGTGACGCGAACTTGATCGCACAGGACACACGTCGTGGCAAGGGTAACTTCATCATCTGCTCGGCGGACGTTGCGTCGGCGCTGGCGATGACGGGCAAGCTTGACACTGCTACGGCACTGTCGAACTCGCTGCAGGTTGATGACACTGGCAACACGTTTGCTGGTATTCTCAACGGCCGCTTCAAGGTGTTCGTTGATCCGTACTCTGCGAACTTGTCTGCTGCGAACCAGTTCTACGTTGTCGGCTACAAGGGTAGCTCGGCGTACGATGCAGGTATCTTCTACTGCCCATACGTCCCGCTTCAGATGGTGCGTGCGCAGGATCCGAACACGTTCCAGCCGAAGATCGGTTTCAAGACACGCTACGGCATGATCGCGAACCCTTTCGTTACGCAGTCGAACGGCACGACGGATGCGGCGAACTTCACCGCTGGCCGCAACCAGTACTATCGTCGCTCAATCGTCACGAACCTGTTCTAGTCTCGACTAGCAGGTCAGTACGATTCACTGACAAACGGCAGCGCATCGCAAGATGCGCTGTCCGTGTATTCTACCTGGCGCTAAATAGTTCGTACTCTCGCGAGGATCTCATGTCCGAAACACCTATCAATCGGTCGATCACTGAGTTGAATGGACTGCGCCCAACCGCATTTACGTTTGCGGTGCAGATGCTTCCCTCCGTTTCATTCTTCTGCCAGTCGGCGTCGATCCCCACAATGGCATTGGGATCGGCCATCTTGCCCACACCCCTTGTCGATATCCCAACACCGGGCGACAAGCTGACATTCGGTGAACTGACAATCAAGTTCCAGATCCAAGAGAACTTTGCGAACTACATGGAACTGTTCTCGTGGATGGTGACGCTCGGCTTCCCACAAGACAACGCGCAGTTTGCAACCAAGAACATCTACGCACGCTCGCGCGGTGATTCGCGCCCCGCCGTTCGTAAATCAGATATTGAAGATTACTCCGATGCAACGCTCACGGTTTACACAGCGGACAACAATCCCGTTGCCGAATTTCGCTTTGCCGATTGCTTCCCGATTCGGCTTGAAGGACTCGACTTCTCGTCAACGAATGAGTCGGGCGAGTACATGATTGGCACAGCCACATTCGTCTATCGTCAATTCACTCCGGTCATTCTCGTGCCGTAGGCTTCACCGTTCTGTATTGACCTTGAGCCGCGCAGGCGTTATCTTTAGTGATAACTTTTGCGCGGACCATGATGGCAGACCAAACTGAGAAGAAGCCGATTACACTGCAAGACATTCAAGTAATGTGGGCGGCTGATACCAAGATCAACGAATTGGATCTGGGGCGTGAAGCACTGAAGATTTCGGAACTCCATGCGAAGTATCTGAACATGCTCACGGCGACCAAGATGCAGTCTCGTCGTGCATACGGTAAGATGCTCCAGTATCGTCGTCTCAAGGAACGGTACTTTCTCGGGCTACTGTCCAAAGACGAACTCGCGTCACTGGGATGGGAACCATATCTGTTCGCGAAGCCCCTCAAGGCTGAGTTGGACAAGATTCTCGACGCGGATACCGATGTGCTCCAGGAGGGCGACAAGGTTGCTTATCTCGACACGATGGTCTATCAGCTAGAACAAATCATGCGGTCTCTCAACTCGCGCACCTTCGACGTGAAGAACGCGATTCAATTCTTCCTCTGGCAGCAGGGTAACTAACATGCGAATCAAACAAACGGCTGAACGGTACCACGACTTCTGCTACGGCCACCGCGTCGTCGGTCACGAAGGTAAATGCCGCAATCTCCATGGGCACAACGGACGGGTGACGTTCGTCGTTGAATCGGGTCGAGGACTCGACAAGGTGGGGCGTGTGATTGACTTCTCGGTCATCAATACGACAATGTGCCAATGGCTTGAGAAGAACTGGGATCACAAGATGCTCATTTGGTCACAGGATCCTCAGGCGGTCGAGTTGTTGAAGATTGATCCGACTGTCGTCATCCTCCCCTTTAATCCAACGGCAGAGAATCTGTCCGAGTGGCTTCTGACGGTCATCGGCCCTGACGAACTCGCTGGCACCGGTTGCCGTCTGGCCGAAGTGCGCTTTGAGGAGACACGGAAGTGTTCGGTGACGTCCTCACTATGAGACAGAAGCGGATTGCGTTCTGCATTGCAGAACAACACTTGATCCCGCACGGCGGCATCGGGCAGTTCGCAAAGGCGTTCTGTGAAATGGCTAAGCGGAACAACTGGATCGTTGACCTCATTCTCGACAAGCGAATGACTTCCAAGAGCAAGGAGTTCAAGGACGCCCTGCTCGGGCATTGCGGAAAGGTGTATGTCCCGCATAGCTATCAAGAACTCAGCTATGCCTATCACTCCAACACGTTCGCATTCTCCGAGGCACCGAACTTTGAGAAGATGGCGAACTTCCGTTCTGCGCTCATGGCGGCGCACAGTGAAAACCTCTACGACCTGATCGTCTGCAACACGCTGGAGTCGATGCCTGCAGTGTACGCACTCCAACTCCACGACTACATCCCCGTCGTGTTCTACACCCACAATGAGACGATGGTCTTTCGTGGGACGCGCAAGATCAAGACGGTGTTCTCGGAGGCATGCAACAACTTCTACAACACCCTCCTCGATCTCCCCGGGATTGTCGTCGGCACACAGACGGACAAGAATGCGCGCGAACTCGGCATGCTGTCACCAGAGCGCACCATCATCAGGACACTCCCAATGCCAATGCCCGAGCAGGACCTCCTCGAGGAACATCACGGCGCGCGAGCGGGTGTGCTCTTTATTGGTCGTTGGGAACCGGGGAAGAATCCACAGGCGTTCGTTGACCTCATTACATCCACAAATCTCCCTGCGCGCATTCTCACGAATGAGAACGGAGCCAAGAAGTTCAGAGACGCATTTGAAAAAGCGGGCGTTGAGGACGTCACGTATGGAGTCGGCCTTCAGGGACAGGAGAAGGTTGAGTTCATCGCAGGATCGGCAGTTCACTTCAATCCCTCACTGCGCGAGGCATTCGGCTTCGCGTTCTTTGAATGCTTCGGCCACATGCCGTGTGTGACGTTTAAGGCGGCTGATTGGACTGCGAACTTCCCCGCGCATTACAAAGCTGGCTCCCAAGAGGATGCGTGCGGCTTGGTTGTTGCGGCATACGACTTCATGATGACGCATTCTACCCGCGAATGGTACTCCAACGGCAACCTTGAATGGGTGAACGATCAGGATGCCGAAGCAACGGTCCAGTGGAACAAGCTCATGTTCTGGTGGAGGGGTAAGCAGGCAACTTCATCGGCGGCACGCATTCACTCGCAGGTGCCCACGTCAGTCGCCAAGTTCATACAGGGTCTCGGACGAGCACCCGGGGTGGAGGACGTGCAATCGCTCTACGGAAATCGTCATAAATACTACACGCGATACACGGGCGAGGATACGTTCATCACGAACGACGAGGCTTTCACGCCGCCCACAGTGAATGAGAAGGCTTCGTTGGAATCACTATTTGATTAATGATTACGTTCACAAAGAAGAACGAAGTCCATCTACACGTCGATGGTGAAACGTCTACGCTCCAAGAGCTAGGCGACTACTTCACCTTTGAAGTGCCTGGTGCGAGATTCACGCCCCAGTTCAGACACAAAATCTGGGACGGAAAGATCCGACTTCTCAACTTGTGGACACGCGAACTCTACGTCGGCCTCCTCGACTACGCCAAAAACTACTGCAAAGAAAATGGATACGACGTTGACGACAAGACCGGAGTCAAAGGAGACCTCGTCACCGACGAAGCCCTCGACTCGTTCCTACACAACCTCCCCCTTGCTGCCCGGGGAGAGCGTATTACCGCTAGAGGTTATCAGTTGGAGGCAGTCCGCCATGCCATACGGGGAGGGCGTTGCCTACTTCTTTCACCCACAGCCTCTGGTAAGTCGCTTATCATCTACCTCCTCCTCAGATGGCATCTAGCAAAAGGACGCAGGGCACTCTTGATCGTGCCGAACATTCAGTTGGTGGAGCAGATGTACTCCGACTTTACCGACTACGCTGCGGCGGAAGATTGGATGGTGGCCGATCATGCAGCCATGATTTACTCGGGGAAGGAAAAGACGAACGAGTTTCCGATCGTCATTTCGACGTGGCAATCAATCTACAAGATGCCGAAGTCATTCTTCGACGGCTTCGATCTCATTATCGGAGACGAAGCGCACGGCTTTAAGGCGAAGTCTCTCACGACGATTCTGCACAAGTGCCTTAACGCTCGCTTCCGCATTGGGCTCACGGGCACGCTTGACGGCACACAGACGCATCGGTTGGTACTGGAGGGGCTCTTCGGTCCCGTCTACAAGGTGACGACGACCAAAGAACTGATGGACGCGGGGTCACTCGCCGAACTCAAGATCACCTGTCTGCTCCTCGACTATTCGGATGCGGAGAAGAAGGAGATGAAGGGCGCGGACTATCAGGCAGAGATTGACTTCCTCGTCAGTCACCCGAGGCGGAACAAGTTCATTCGGAATCTCGCACTTGATATGAAGGGCAACACGCTCGTCCTATTCCAGTATGTGGAGAAGCACGGGCGGCCGCTCTACGACCTGATTCGCGAGAAGGCGGCAGACGGACGGAAGGTGTTCTTCGTGCACGGCGGCGTTGACGCGGAGGATCGCGAAGAGGTGCGGCGCATCACAGAGGAAGAGAACGACGCCATCATCGTTGCATCGCTCGGTACGTTCTCGACGGGTATCAACATTCGGCGTCTGCACAACATCATCCCCGCGAGCCCATCGAAGTCGCGCATCCGCGTGCTTCAGTCGATTGGTCGAGGCTTGCGGAAGGGAGATCAGAAAGAGGAATGCTTGCTCTTTGATATTGGCGATGACCTCGCATGGAAGGCCAAGAAGAACCATACGCTCAAGCACATGATTGAGCGGGTGAAGATGTTCGCTGAGGAGGGGTTCACCTATAAGATTGTCAAGGTGGTGATGCATGGATAACTTCAAGGTCATTCGTCTCAGAACAGGTGAGATTATTCTCGCGACGATTGAGGAACAGACGTTCGGTGGCGACAGCACCCTCCTTGTGAACTGGCCCGTTCTCGGTGTACCCATTCGCAACTTGGAGGGTGGCATCGCACACGAGCGATTGGTCATGCAGCAATGGATGCAGTATTCCGTGGGTACGGGCTGCAAACTTCAGAAGGATATGGTCACTGTCATTGCCGACATGCGACCATTAGTGCGGTACCAGTACGAAGCATTCATCGCCAGGCAGAAAGAAGTGATTGATGCTGAATTGATGAACGACGCCATCGTCAAACTGATGGAGTCGGTCAACCCCGGATATCCCCCAATGGAGATTGCGGACGAGCTAGTGTATGACCAGCAGGATCCCAAAGAACTTCCGACTATGGACCTCACAGAACTCCTAGATAATGACCTCTAAAACACGTGCCATCCACTATGTGGACAACAAGAAGTTCCTTGAAGCCATCACTGAGTTTCGGAACAACACCCTAGAAGCATTCGCAGCGGGGGACGAGAAGCCCCGCGTCCCCGAATATCTCGGTGAGTGTATCATCAAGATTGCAACGCACCTCGCGTACAAGGCGAATTTCATCAACTACTCGTTCCGCGATGAAATGGTTTCGGATGCGATTGAGAACTGCCTGACGTACATCGGCAACTTTGATCCCGCGAAGTCCAAGAACCCTTTCGCGTACTTCACACAGATTTCCTACTTCGCATTCATTCGCCGTATTCAGAAAGAGAAGCGCGTCCAGCAGACGAAGAATCGGTACATCAAGTCGCTTGACCTTTCTGACATTCTCACACAGGAACACGACGGCGGCGAACATGGTTCGGCACTCATCTCCTATCTGAAGAAGCAGGTGGATCAAGCCGATCGCGAACTCTCCGAGCCGAAGGTCGAGGCTAACCCCGCACTCAAGCGGCGTCCGAAGTACCTGTCGAAGAAAGTGGTCGAGCCTGTTAATTCAGAAATCCTCCCGCTTGACGAAGAGGACACATTCGAGGCTTAGGACCTATTGCATCGAATGGTTTTATGTAGTATCTTTAGTGAGTAACCCCAACATCATTGACATGCAAATTCGATACTCCGAAATCTTCTACAGCTTTCAGGGCGAGGCGGCGTACGCAGGTACGCCCGCAGTCTGGCTTCGCTTCTTCGGCTGCAATCTGAATTGCTCTGGCTTCGGCCAGAAAGACCCGAAAGACCCCTCGACATACGTTCTCCCCTACGAGGAGTTTGACGCGCACTCGGTGTCGCGCATCGAGGATCTCCCAGTCTGGACACACGGCTGTGACTCATCCTATTCGTGGTCCTCAAAGTTCAAGCATCTCATCTCACCGAAGTCGGTTGAGGAGACGTGCGATGCGATTGTGGACAAGCTTCGCTCGGAACACAACCCCGAAGGTTTGTTCCTCCATCCCAAGACACACCAAGGCACAATGCTTTGCTTCACGGGCGGCGAGCCTATGCTGTGGCAGAAGCAGATGCTTGCCGTGCTTGAGGAACTCCGTGCTCGGGCCAATATGCCCGATATGGTCACGATTGAGACCAATGCAACTCAGAAGTTGACCGACGACTTCCTTGCATACCTCGAAGAAAACTACTGGACTGTTCAATTCCACTTTGCTATGTCTCCGAAACTGTTCACGGTTTCAGGCGAGCGCGATGTGGTTGATCCGAAAGTTATTCTCGACTATGCCGATGCGGGTGAGACCGCGTGTCTCAAGTTCGTCGTCAACGGCACTCAGGAATGTTGGGATGAGCTAGAGGCGGCGATGGCCTCAGTGAGAGAAGAACTCACCAGACGCGGACAGGCCAATCATTGGATCCCCGACGTGTGGGTCATGCCCGTCGGCGCAACGGCGGAAGCGCATGAGAACATTGGCCCCTTGGTCATTGAGTCCATGCAGCGCGGCTACAAAGTGGCAACGCGCAATCAGGTCTACGTGTTCGGAAACGTCATCGGCAGCTAGGAGATAAACATGGCATTGCAGTCATCAAAGACCGACCCAAATCTGGGTCTGGTAATTCACCAGTACCTGCTCGACAACGGGGTCGAAACCCCGACCATCGCAGCAGAACTAGGCAAGAAGGCGTTGAATAAGCAGCGCCGCATCGAGAAGCACTTCACCAAGATCATGGAAGAACTGGGTCTGGATCTTTCAGACGACTCGCTACAGGATTCACCTGCGCGCGTTGCGAAGATGTACGTCAACGAAACCTTCTGGGGTCTCGACCCCGCGAACTTTCCGAAATGCACGACCATCGACAACAAGATGGGCTACGATGAAATGGTTCTGGAGCGAAACATCTCGGTCGTGTCGTGCTGCGAACACCACTTCGTGACCATTCATGGCGTCGCCCACGTCGCGTACATTCCAAACAAGAAGGTTCTCGGGTTGTCGAAGATGAACCGCATTGTGGAATACTTCTCGCGGCGTCCACAGGTACAGGAGAGGCTCACGGAGCAGGTCTACTTCGCACTCTCGTACATCCTTGACACGCCTGACGTGGCTGTCGTCATCGACGCCAATCACTATTGCGTCATCTCGCGCGGCGTCGAGGATCACAACTCATCAACGGTCACGTCCAAGATGGGGGGTGGCTTTAAGGCGAACCCCGAACTCCGCGCTGAGTTCCTTTCACTGGTAGGCAAGAAATGATAGATGAAGAACGGGCCAACCTCATCTATCGGATCGCCATGCTAGAGGAAGCCACCGCCCAGTTGAAACTTGACTGTGTTGAAGCCAACCGCAGGGCCGAGAGGTTTGAGTCTGATTACCAGAGACTCAAGATTGCTACAATCGGAACACGACACCCATACGACGGTTACTAAGAATGATTCAAGTCATGTTGGATATGGAAACAATGTCCACCCGATCGAATGCGGCTATCGCCTCGATCGGCGCGACGAAGTTTGAGGTAGGGAAGGGCATCACGGACAAGTTCTATCGCACCGTTGATGTGAAGGACTGCAAGTCGCTGGGTCTGAACATCTCCAAGGATACGATCCAGTGGTGGTCAGAACAGAATCCTGCCGCACTCGCGATGCTCACGAAGAATACGGCGCCGCTGGGGATTGTGCTCTCGGAGTTCACGGAGTGGTTTGGGCCGAAGTCGATTCCCACGTGGGGTTGTGGCTCTGACTTTGACAATGTGATTATGGACAATGCGTATTATGCGCTTGGTCGTATTCGCCCGTGGAAGTTCTATCACAATCGGTGCTACCGCACGATCAAGGAAATCATTCAGATTCCTGAAGCTCCACGCGAGGGCACGTATCACAATGCGTTGGATGACGCGATTCACCAGACGAATCACCTGCTCAAGATCCTCGGATCATAATGCAACTTGAATACGTAGCCTCGGGCCTCTCGTTCCTTCGACTTCGGTTTGAAGAAACGAGGCGCGACCCGATCATGACGCAACTCAACGATATGTGGTCCAACGCGCATGGCGTGGGCGGGCACTACATCTCGTTCCTGTTCAACGCCTTCCAAGAGGAAATCTTCGCGGAGCCGTTCGGACGTTGCTATCGGGGCAAGGGCATCAAGCAGGTCTACGCTGATTCGGGTGGCTTGCAGATGGTCACGCAGGGTATGTCGATCACACCTGAGTTGAAGGCAAAGGTCTATGACCTACAGGGACGCTATTCGGACGTCGCTATGTCGTTCGATGAAATCCCAGTGACACTGGTGTCCGATCGCGCAATCCGAGCCAACACCTCGAACAAGTATTTCGACCGAGACAAATTTGAGTTCTGCGCGCGTGAGTCGGGACGGAACGTGCGGGATCAGATCCTTCGTTTCATTGAATTGGATTCAAACGCGAAGCCAATGTTCATTGCTCAGGGTTCGGATCTCGACACCTACGCGAAGTGGACAGAACTTGCGCTTGAGGAAATCCCGAAAGAACTCCATTCGCAGATTGGCGGTATTGCAATGGGGGCGGCTGCGCTAGGTAACGGTATGCTTGAGGATATCAAGCGCGCCTTTTACTTCACGCAACTGCCGACTGACCTCAAGCATCTTCACCTTTTGGGGGTGGGATCGTTGACTCGCTTGCTGCCGACGATTACATTTCTACAGTCGGGTGTGTACTCGGATCGTCTCTACATTTCGTATGACTCGACCACGCATACGTCGGGCGTTGAAATGGGACGGTACCACATTGATGGCGATTGGATCACGCCGTCGAGGTACATGAACCACTTGTGGCACGTCATTCATGCGGACATTGCCAAGAACGTTCCCCAGTTCACCTACGATCTGGACACGTTCCATCGTGGGATGAACACATCGGTTCGGAGGCACGAGAAGTCGCACGGTACGGTCGAGGAACCGATTCTCGCATACAATGCCTACTTCACTGCTTCGCTGATGAACTTCCTGCGAGAAGTGGATTCGATTCTGCACTCGCCCGACAAGGCACTCAACCTATTGTCATCACCGATTGAGCAGTCGGCTATCGCCGCGCTGCGGAATGTGAAGTCGCGGGTTGATTTTGAGAAGTGGGTTCACGAAGCTGGGCGATGCATTCCGTCAATCCCGATCAAGAATGAATCACCAGGCGAATCTCTAGAGGAGCTATTTGCATGAAAATCACACGGTCTATTTCTGTGAGTTTTCAGCGTGAGGGCATTCATCGCTATCCCGCTGCAGGCACGGATCCGAATCTGGCGGATGTGTCGTTCTTGGCTTTTCCTCATCGACACATCTTTCATTTTGATGCGATGATTGATGTGATGCACAACGACCGAGACATTGAGTTCATCCAGTTCAAGCGCTGGCTGGAGTCGATGTACACCGACAATGTCCTCGACTTGGATTATAAGTCGTGCGAGATGTTGGCGGAAGAACTCCTGAGAGCAATCAACGATCGGTATCCTGACCGATACATTTCAGTTGAAGTTTCTGAGGATGGAGAGAACGGAGCATTTCTCAGGTATGATCCGGAGGATCAAGACGATGCGTAAACTGTTCTACCTGGGTCTTGAACCCTACGAGGGTCGGTACACTCTGCAACTCCAGAAGTGGAACGAGGAGGTGTTCAAGCGCCGCGGGATCGACTACGTGGTCGTTCCTGGACTGACGCTCGACAACTCCAGGGCCATCGTCACGGGACAGGTGCTCGACGCACACGGGCGGTCGTACTTCGCCCTCTCGCAGATGATGAACCTCGTGAAGCTGATGCGAGAGGGGCAGGTGACCGATGAGGACGTCGTGTACTTCGAGGACATGTTCCAACCAGGAATCGAAGCACTCCCGTACATTCTCAATCAGGTTGAGGCCAAGCATCGTCCCAAGATTTGGGTGCGGTGTCTTGCACAGTCGATTGACCCCGATGATTTCGTCCATGTGACAGGCATGGCGCCGTGGATGCGTCATTACGAGGCACTGGTCAATCAGTTCGTTGACGGCGTCCTCTGCACGAACGAGGAGATGGTTGCCCATGCCAAGATTGCAGGGTGGACTGCACCTCTCTACAACATCTCTGGTCTTGCCTTCGGCAAGAAGGAAGTGCAGTCGCGTGTGACGTGGCCACTTCGCTTTGAAGCTCGCAAGAAGCGTGTCGTGTTTGCGGCGCGGGCCGATCAAGAGAAACAGCCTTGGTTCTTCTGCGACCTTGCTGCGAGGATGAAGGAGGAAGTGCCCGAATTGGAGTTCGCGTTTCTTTCAGGCGGGCCACTGCGATCCAATCACCAACCTGCTCTCAATCAGATTCGCTTCTTCCAGAAGCAGGGCATCGTGAAGGTGTACGAAAACCTCAGCAAGGATTCGTACTACTCAATCCTCAACGACTCGCGCGTCCTGTTCAACTGCGCACTTCAGGATTGGGTGTCGAACACGGTTTCAGAGGCAGATGCACTCGGTACGAATGTCGTGTACCCCGCGTATCGTTCGTTCCCCGAGACGTTCGCGAACGACTACACGCGACTCTATGTCCCGTGGTCGATTGAAGATGCAGAGACGAAGGTGTGGGCGGCACTAGAAGACCCATCACCCAATCAGGGCAAGATTTCAGATTGGAATGATGGCACGATTGGTCGCATTCTCGACATTATGGAAGGCACGGATGCTGAGTTCTGGGATCGGAATTCCTCAACGTATCGACATGAAGTCTCGCATGAAAACTTCTGATAAATCTTTGACACACTCAAGGAGAGCTACGAATGAAGGTTGCGCTCATCACGGACACCCACTTTGGATCACGCTCTGACTCGCAACCCTTCGACGCATTCTTCCGACGCTTCTTTACCACATTCTTCTTCCCGTACATCGACGCGCAGGGCATTCGAACCGTCGTCCACTTGGGCGACGTGTTCGACCGTCGGAAATATGTGAACTTCCAGACGCTCCGTTCGTGCATGGAATACTTCTGGGAGCCGCTCGCGGAACGGAACGTCACGGTGCATTCGATCCTGGGCAATCACGACACCTTCTTCAAGAACACGAACAAGGTGAACTCTCAGGATCTGCTCCTACGGAAGTTTGAGAACGTGCAAATGTATGAGCACGCCCCCGCTGAGGTTATTCTCGGTCGGACGCCTGTGCTCTTGGTGCCGTGGATCTGCGACTCCAATGCCGAAGCCTGCGCGAATGCCATCATCGACACGAAGGCGAAGGTCTGCTTTGGCCACTTTGAGATTGCAGGCTTTGAGATGTATCGAGGTGTGGCGAACGATGCGGGACTGGAGCCAGACGAGTTCAACAAGTTTGACCTCGTGTGCTCGGGGCACTTTCATCATAAGTCTACGCGAGGGAACATCAACTACCTCGGGTCACCATACGAGATGACCTGGAGTGATTACGATGACCCGCGTGGCTTCCACATCTTCGATACAGAGACACTGGAGTTGGAGTTCATTCAGAACCCCTACACGATGTTTCAGAAGGTGCTGTACGACGATTCCAAACCCATTACACCTGCATCGACCCTCGCAGGTTCGTGTGTGAAATTGGTCGTTATCAACAAGACCGATTTCTATGCCTTCGACAAGTACGTGGATTCGCTCTACCAGAACAACGTGTTGGAGTTGAAGATCATTGAGGACTTCTCGGAGTTTGAGACAGACGCATTGGACGATGACGCCATCGACATTGAGGACACGATGACTCTCCTGGAAGAGTACGTGGATGCGATTGAGACGGACACCGACAAGGATCGTGTCAAAACCGTTCTCAAGACCTTGTATGTCGAAGCCCAGCATGTTGTGACCGGATGATTACGTTTCGGACTGTTCGTTGGAAGAACTTTCTCTCCACAGGCAATGCCTTCACGGAGCTACAACTCGACAAGGCGCCGACCACTCTCGTCGTAGGTGAGAATGGTTCAGGCAAGTCAACGATGCTCGACGCCATCTGCTTCGCGTTGTTCGGGCGCCCCTTCCGGAAGATCAACAAGCCTCAACTCCTGAACACGATCAACTCCAAGGCGTGTGTCGTGGAGATTGAGTTTGAGATTGGCGGAAAGTCGTACAAAGTCATTCGCGGCATGCGCCCGGGTATCTTTGAAATCTATCAAGACGGCAATCTGCTCAACCAGGATGCGGCTGCGCGCGACTACCAGAAGTATCTGGAAGAGTCGATCCTACGCCTGAACTATCGGTCCTTCACCCAGATTGTCATTCTCGGTTCGGCATCCTTCACACCATTCATGCAGTTGACCTTAGGTCAGCGACGTGAAATCATCGAGGACATTCTGGACATCCAGATTTTCACGGTGATGAATCAGGTGCTCAAGGACAAGCTCCAGGACATGAAGACCCGTCTGCAGGACGTCGAGACAGACCTCAAGCTGGCCGTCGGGAAGGCGAAGATGCAGGAGGACTACATCAAGACGCTCCAGGCAGATCATACGGAACGTCTCGATGAAATCGGACGCAAGATTGCGGAAACGGAAGAGCACATTAAGGTGACGGAAGCACACATCCTGACCCTCACGTTGCAGAAGGATGTACTTCTCTCTGAGATTGCCGATCTGTCCGAAGTCATGAAGGATCGGAACAGTAATCAGAGCGAACAGTTGTCGCACGGGAGCGCAATCGAAATCCTTGAAAAGGAGATCGCCTTTTACGAGCAAAACCTGGAGTGTCCGACGTGTAAACAGGAGATTGATGACGATTTCCGCATCGAAACACTCAATTCTAAGCAGGCGGGTCTTTGCACGCATCGAAGTGCAGTCGAGTCGCTTGAGGCTCTGAATAAGGCGTTAATCGCGCGGTTGTCTGAAATCAACACTGTCCGCGCAGAGGTTGCACGTCTGGACGCCGATACGAATGGTGAGAACGCCAAGATCATTGCTGACCAGCGGTTCGTCCAAACACTCATCCTTGAGCAGCATGACCTGCAGACCAAGGGTGGGAACATCACGACGGAGAAGGCAAAGCTGAAGGACCTGGCCAAGGGTGTCGTTGCTGCATCGAAGCGACGGACGGCGCTCAATGAGGAGCGCCACTTCCTCGAAATCGCAGGGTCACTGCTCAAGGACTCAGGCATCAAGACCAAGATCATTCGGAAGTATCTCCCGGCGATCAACAAGCTGGTCAATAAGTACCTACAGTCGATGGACTTCTTTGTGCAGTTCACTTTGGACGAGCAATTCAATGAATCAATAAAATCGCGGCACCGCGATGACTTCTCCTACGAGTCATTCTCGGAAGGTGAGAAGCAGCGGATCGACCTCGCGTTGGTGTTCACGTGGCGCACGATTGCCAAGTTGAAGAACTCGGCATCCACGAACCTGTTGTTGCTGGACGAAGTGTTCGACTCCTCCCTCGACAATAACGGTACGGACTATGTCATGTCCCTCCTGAATACGCTGGGTGAGGACACGAACGTCTGGGTTATCTCGCACAAGGGAGACCAGTTGTTCGACAAATTTCACCAAGTGCTTCGCTTTGAGAAGAAGCAGAACTTTTCGGTACTTACATCATGAACATTGAAGCAAAGGCAAACGAATACCGCGCGAATCTACTCGCGCGGGCTGACGTAGCGATGCAGGTTCAAGTCCACACGGAAATTGCTGTGTCATCACACCGCGCAAAAATTCGGCACAATGTCACCCAGCTGGTGATTCAGACCGTGTGCAAGCATCCACCCGAGTTCTTCAAGCGGCACCCCGATCCGTCGGGCAACAACGATTCGTGGGATCAGTGCATCGCCTGCGGCAAAGAAATCTAACTAGGAGATTATCATGGAACCGGATGTATTGATTTTGGACAGCAAGAAAAATATGCAGGTGTACGTTGATGAGTTCGTGAATAAGCCCGAAGAGATCCCTGCAACCAGCGGCTACGCACAGGTCATTGAGGAGCCTGACACGAACGCATGGGGTGACTACAAGGAACTGCCCCTCCTGTTCATTGGTGAGCCGATTCTCGCGAAGCGTCCCGAGGCGTTTGATTTTGAGACTGAAGGCGACAAGGCGGCAGACCTCGCTGTCCTGCTGAAGAACAAGATGGTGCTCCTCAACGGCATTGGTCTCTCGGCAAATCAGATTGGCATTGACCGTCGCGTCTTTGTCATGGGATCGGCCCGCGAGTTTCAGGTCATCTTCAATCCGTCGATCATCGGCGTCTCCAAGGAGACCATCTGTATGTCGGAGGCATGCCTCTC